GAGTATTATACTAGCAGAGCACTCCCAGAATCACTTTGCGAAGGTCAGTTTTGCGAAGAGGTAGAAGATTATTTCGCAGATGAACATAATATAAAATTGGAGGATTGAGTATGACAAGAGAAGAAGCTAAAAAAATGCTGCCAATTTTGGTAGCTTTTGCCGAAGGAAAGGCAATAGAGAGTAGATGTATCAAAGGTGATAAGTCATTATGGTATGATGATGAAGACCCAAGCTTTGATGATGATTTTGAGTACCGAATCAAACCAGAGCCAAAGTACCGCAATTTTAAGGATGCAGAAGAGTGCTGGGCTGAAATGCAAAAGCACCAGCCGTTTGGGTGGGTGATGTGGAATGATGATATATACGTAGTTTCTTTAACTTCTGTTTGCTTAATCAATGGAAATTGTAAAAACATGGATTTTGCGTATGATTATCAAAAACTGACCTTTGCCGATGGCACGCCTTTCGGTGTAAAAGTGGAGGAAAAGTAATATGGAAGCAGGACAATTATTAGTGCTATTGTTGTCGTTTTGCGCTTTAGCATTACATATCAAAAATCGTAGAAGAAAGGGGTAAATTATGGATAAAACAAAATTACATGCATCATTACTCTTCCTGATGCTAAAACTGGAAGAGGCAAAGAGTAACCCGATTGCTGAAAAGAACTTTATTCTCTCTTTGACGGAAGTGCTCAGATTTTTCCGTGATAACGGAGAGTTGAAGAAAGCCTACGAAAGCCAAAAGGATTCATTGGCAGACTTGGCAAATGGTTCTTGGACGAAAGCACTAAAGGACTATGTTTACTCAAAATGTCAGGAAGGCGGAGTTGATGTAAAGTTACCTGATATAGATGAACTTATTAAGGAGCTAGCATCTGATGAGTTCATCGAAAAGAAAATCAAGAATATTCTTGGTGATGATGTAGCAGACAAAGAAAAATAAAGAATAGTTATGAAGATAGAGAATTACAAAAGAGCAGAACAAATTCTTTCTATCATCAGCAAACTTGATGATTTGAAAGCATGTATCGATAAGTTTGACGATGTAAACTGGAGCTTCAATTATAAAGCAGTTTTTAATAACAATTTTTCAGAGATTGCAACAGACAAGGAATTTGTCTCCAGATTCAAAGATTTTATTGAGAAAGAGAAACTGATTTTAAATGAAGAGTTTGAAAATTTATAAGCGATTTAAAATATTCTATGAAGAAAGTAATTATTTTAGATTTAGAGGACCGTAAAGAGATTCGAAAAAGTGCAGAGCTTTTGCGGGATATATATGGCAATGATTGTCCAAAGGCTGTAAAAGACTTTATAACAAAACTATTTCAACTAGTGTAGAATTTAAAGAAGAATAGTTATGGCGACAGAATATAAAATTGGCTTAGACCCGGAAGTCCGAAAATTGATGGAAGAACATGGGATTGCATGTGACAACAACAATAGTTACAAGCCAAAACGCCAACTTATGGCTTCTGATGTTATCAGAGAACTCAAAAAGTTGATAGAAGAGAATGGTGATAAACCAGTTTTCGTATCTACGGGATTTGAGTGTGCTGATGCTCGTGAAGTTTCAACCTATGTTAATGGCGATATTCGCATTAGCTGGTAATTATAATATATAAGGAAGTAATATATGAAACAAAGAATATTAGATATGTGTTGCGGATCTCGTATGTTTTATTTCGACAAACAAGACTCACAGGTTCTTTTTACCGACATAAGAGAATATCACGACACATTATGTGATGGACGTAAAATAGACGTACAACCCGACATGATAGCCGATTGCACTAATTTGCCATTCGAAGATGAAACATTTAATATGGTAGTTTTCGACCCTCCTCATCTACAAAAAGTAGGTCAGAAATCCTGGTTATGCAAGAAATATGGTAAGCTGCCCAAAAATTGGCAAGCATTCATCAACGATTCTATCCATGAGGGCATGAGGGTGCTGAAAACAAACGGAACACTCATTTTCAAGTGGAACGAGCAGCAGATAAAGGTAGGTGATGTACTAAAGGCAATCACCGATTACAAACCGATATTCGGACATCGTACCACTATCAAGAACCAAACTATTTGGATGGCATTCATGAAATAAGTAACCCACAATCCCCACCCAGCTATCACAGCCGAGTGGGGATTTTTTTCGTCAAAGACAATTAACATAATAAATTTAAACCCTATGAAAAACTAAAAAAGTAAAATTAAATCAACTTATCTATGTATTTATCCAAATCCTTTTCGTACCAAATCAGTTCGGTCCATCCTTTGCGCTTCTGTCCTTTTGGAAGTCTTCCTTCCTTGACCAACCGGTCAAATGTAGCCCTGGAAACACGGACATAACTGCAAGCCTCAGCCTTGCTGATCGGTTCATCCTTGTTGGCGATTTCGTGCAAGAACTTCAACATCATGTTATTCTGAATCTTGCTTGTCAGGCATCTTCCACTCTGAATGCGCTCATGAAATTCCATCAGGAGCGAATCAATCATCTTGAGTTCTTCACTAATCTCAGCCATACGCTAGCATTTTTTATTATGATACCAGAAGGCAAATCCAATTCCGACAACAACCACCAAGAAGAGAAAGGCAATATAGCATCTGCCCAGGGTCATTAATCTCTGTTCGCTCTTGGTAAGCGTCCGCTCACATGGCACAGGAACCTCAATAGAATCATGCCTAAAGATAGTGTCAAGCTTCACCTTATATATATTATGATACCGGTCCCGATAAGCAAACTTGCTAATCATAACCGTATCACCCTTCTGATAGACAAACACCGAATCCTTCAAGTATACGCTGTCCGTCTTGGCTACGGTGTCGGTTCTCACAATGTATTCCGTGTGATATTCGGGAACCTTGATATACTCCTTCGTCTTGCAGCCAGTAAAGGCTAGCAGGATAATACCAATAACCAAGGCTACACACGCCCATTTCCAAAACCTAATATCATACCATTTCATGCGCATAACTCCTTTTTCCAAATTCTTAGCCATCTGTTTCGGTCTTCCAGTCCGTTTGTTCCACCGTTCACTCTTCTGGTGATTGCCTCAAAGGCATCCTTGTCGGCAAGAGCATTCAGTTTATGCTTCATCCACCACCACATACCACTCTTGATAGCACCAATCGGTTGCTCCAGCAATTCCGGATTCTCCATGATGTCGCCCTTGCAATATCCAGACTTCTGATAAGCCTTGTAGTTGGCTCTGCCAGTAAGATGCAGCAAGCCGCGGCCCTTGTATTTCTCACCGTCTCCAGCCTGAGTATTGCCAAGCATCTTGCCGAGTCTTCCCTGCTCATATTTCTTGAAATACTTGGAATTGCCCTTCTCTTTCAGGAATTTCAGACCGCCAGTTTCGTGACAGCATTGAGCCATAAAGTGTGCTGCTCTCAGAGGAGTATTGATTTCAAAGACATCAAGATAGATGTTGATATAATGTAGGAGAATGTCAATTTTATCAACATTTCCTACAGCATTCACCATTTGTTTTCTAGTTATCTTCATCCTTTTGCCTCCTTCTCCTTTTCCAGTTCCTTCATAATCTCGGCAAAAGCCCTAGCAAGGTCCTCTTTGTTCTCCAGAAGAATGCTTACCGTCTTCTCTTGTTTCCGTATCTCAGCCTTCTGCCAGCTCTTTTCTCTTACACTTACAAATTCACAGAACACGCAATAGCCAACCCAAATCATGGAGAAAATCGGGAAGGGGAGAACCGTACAGGCAATCAGGTCTATGCAGACCGTCACCATGAAGGGCGAAAAGTACTTCCTTGCCTTGTCGCAAGTCTTCTTGAATCCTGTACTTGTCGTAGCCAGTCCGTTCTCTTTCGCTTTCTTGATGCCGAAGAACAGGTCCACGCCCATAGAAATGATAAGAGCACCCATACAGATAGCAATGATCAATGCCGACCTATACAGGTGCTCTTGCAAGAATGTATGAATTATTTCAGCCATATATCATTTATTTTTGATTAATGGCTACAAAGTTACTGGTCTTCCCAATACGTTTTGCGGTATTCCAAACTAGCTATTCATGTACCACCAGATTTTATCAGTAGGGTGGTTTGTTGACTCGTCGCAAAGGAAACTGACAGACAGTTCAGAAATTCTTTTCCTTGTTGTTTCCTTGCTTTTGGACCATCTACCTACCACGTCAATGTGGTCAGCGTACATCTTATTCATCGTCACTGCAAAATCCCAGAAGTTGTAGTCGGGAATGTCCCAAGCCAGGCGATCGTACTCCTTCTTCAGCTCTTCAAAGTCAAAGTAAGGCGCATACTCCTTGTGTACATCACTGTCAAAGTAGTAGATGTTCGCAATGCAGGCTCTTCCTGAGTGCTCATCGAAGTGATGTCTTCTCTCCATCCAGTACAGGAGATTACGTTGAACGATTTGCTCTTCTTCCTCTGTGAATCCGCATTCATCGTTTTGTAGCATGTGGAATGCAGATTTTGCTACGTGATAGAGCGATTTTGATAAATCCATAAGCGTATAGTATTAAAGTGAATATAATGAACACATGGTGCATTTCCAGTTGCTCAGGAGTGATGAGCCAGTGCCGATAATACAATCTGATAGCGTTGATACCGAAGAAATAAAAGAAAGGAATACGGAAAATCCAGCAGTATCTGAAGAAGAAACTTACCGGTATCATGGTCAGTGGCATATAAATGTATGCCAGTACATAAATCCAGATGATGCAGTTCCCGTTGGAATCGGTATCTACAACTGTTGGTCTAGGGATAATGCCCATAGTCCCATACGCCATACCAGTGACCTACCATCAATGGTATGGGTGCCCACTTTGATAGAAGTTCATAGAACCTCCAAATCTTCCTACTCAACAAGCCTTCCATTACTAAGGCTTTCTCCTCTTCCGAAAGAGTTGATTCTTGTTTTGTTCTCATTTTGTTACGATTTTATGGTTTAATTTTACTTTTTGCTACCTTTCCTGAGATTTGCTTCTCATTTTGTTGCAAAATTAAGCTTTTTCTTTCGTGATGCCATGAAAATCGGTCTAATATTAAACTTATTTAAATCTTTATACGCTTATTTGGTTAGAATCTAAATAAATTGTATATTTGCACCATCTTAACTAGCGTGTTTATGACGAAGACAAATTTCGAACTGATTGAAAGACAGAGGGACGACCTGATGAAGGCGTATCGTGCTATAGCCCCTACCTGCCATTCGCAGCAGGAAGCATACGAGAAGGTGGTGAAGTCGCCAGCTCCGAGATATTATGTATCTCCCAAGCAGGCGTACAGAAAGCTCGAAAAAATGGTTGTTGGCGATTTCTCAACCGTTGACAACATGAAGCCCAACAAGAGGAGAATGTATTACTCCTTGTATGATAAGCTGATGGAAATGTCACAGAAAAAAGAGTTCCTTGGGAAATCGCTCTGGTTCATCTGTCAGTTCTTGGTGAGTGAGCCTGCACCGGAATTCTTCATCAAGCCAAAGAACATGATGTTCATCTTCAATTATTGCAAAAGATATGGAAAGAGTTATAGGGAAATGGACCTTCGTAAGAAGAAACTTTCTGATCAAGCTGATTCTTAGTCTTGTCTGCCTGGTTCTATGCACGCAGCACGTAGGTTTCTATCAGGGTTGCCCGATTGAAAATCATCTCGTCTACAGCTTCTTACATGTCAACTTATTCCATCTGCTCATCAATCTGATGGTGCTTTGGAGTATAAAGAATAAGATAGATGTAACCCTTTCGTTCGTGACAGCAGTAGCAGCCAGCTTCCTGCCCATGTTCGTTACAGAGCCGACAATGGGGTTGTCGGGGTTTCTCTTTGCCGCATTCGGCATCATGTGGGGAAAGACCGGCAGGTGGAAAGAGGCTGTCAAGAAGGCAATGCCGTTCATTCTCTTTACCATGCTGTTGAATGATGTCAATGGAACTCTACATCTATATTGCTTCTGGTTAGGATATTCTATAGGATTTCTTCGTAAAATGTTTCATAGGTTTAGTTAATTGCAAAGGCGACTGCTCATCACGAGTAGCCGCCTTCTTTTATGTTATCAACTTATGGAAGAAGAATTTATCTTATTTTATCTTCTCTTCTGTTCTGTACTTCAACGATGCTTCCTGCGAAGGAATCTGTTGCCTTGAAGTTCGTCAACGTATATTTGAACGTGAAGTATTTCCAAGGCTTGCCACCGAGCGAAATCAATTTGTTCCAGTGCTTACAGTCGTTGCTTCCGTAAATCTCCATGGCTATCTTTCCGTTGTCTGAATCAAACAGATGCTTCACTGCTCTGAGTGATTTCAAGTTCATGCTGCCGCCCAGCTTCAAAGGTCGGGTAGTGAAGGAACCTCTGTAGTTGTCCGTATCATCGTTGATGTCTGGCTTAGCCATGAGCGAATATACATTTCCGTCGATGTCTTGAATCAGGTTGTCGGGATAATCATTCACTACCGCCTTTGCCATTATTCCGCTGTTCTCTATAGAGAAAGTCTTGTCTACCATATTATATATATACTGGTAGTCCTTGTCTTGGCTGAATATTCTCAGCAGGGAATCCCGATAATCGTAGGCGATAAGACAATTCGCCAAAAACTCCAGGAACTTTCCATCACCCACGGATATGAAGTTTCTTGGTGTGCGTCCTCTCAGCTGTTCGCTCATGCACGCTACCTGACCACCGCTAGAAGCCATCAATCCTCTCTTTGACGTAAAGTATACCAGTCTGTCTGTAGGCACGAATGGTGAATCTTCATTACATACTTCTCTTGAAATTGGGTGACTGGCACTATACAAGCCTTCTGAATTTACCGACATACCGTAGATACCTTCGTTCGTAAATATAATCAATGGATATTGGCCAAACTGTCCTTGGCTTACCGCCTCGGTGTTGGCTGCAATGCCCAATATTCTGCCGGTGCCTACTGTATTGTCTCCCGATGCTTCAAACACAAACGGGTTGTTCACGACAGACGTAAATATCTGAGAGTTTAAATCTTCCTGAGCACCGTTATCTGTTGAAGGAATACTTATGCTTGTATCCCAACTTACATCATTTTCCAGTTTTCCGAAATGGTAAGCGCCGTTCAGACGAGGATGCTGTTGCAGCTCTAATCGGATTCCTCTCTGATGCTGTGGATCATATATGATTACCTCTGATGCATTAGGGTCAGGATAATAGAACCAACCGGTCAGCGCACATGTCCTTCCGATGCCCGACTCTGATTCTACCCATGTTGACATGGAGTTTGCTTCAATCTTCACGTAGTATTTGTATTCGTTTCGTGGTTCACCGTCTAGAGCCGTGAAATGGTTAAACCCATCGAAAGGCTTTCTCTTTGCGCCAAAAGAGTTCAGTCTCCCGTTGTATGCAAACATCTTGTCAAAAACGTAGTGTGCCCAGCCGTAGTAATCATCTTTCTGCAGCTGTTCCTGTGTCTCCAGATTAGACAACACACCGTCCTTGATTTCTGCCTTCTGTGTTGTGCCGTTCAGCTTTGAAGAGTTGATTCCTATCTGTTCTATCTTATAAAACACACTCCTGCCAAGAAGCTCTTCCCTAATATCATCTTCTGTCTTGTATTCGGGCATGATTCTCATACATGGTTCGCCCGTTGAGCTATTTCTTGAATATATAGACTTCTCGTATATGTCACCACTTAGGGTGTCATGAAACGCTTTTCCGTATACTTCATCGGGGTAGGCAAACTTCCAGTCTTTATCTAGCTTGAATGGTTGTACACCCTTGGTTGCAAACAGGCTGATGTTCTTTACAATATCTTTCCAATCGTCACTATTTGGTATAGAAATGGAATAGGAAAGAGTATAGCCATACATGGTGATGCGTGCGACTTTTGAACGAAGATGCGAATTGCAGTTTGCTGTCACACATGGATAGCAGATAATCGGGTTTGAAATGCGTGCGTACGTTCCATCAAATAGTTTAAGCGCTGACCTTACGAAAAACGGAAACAAGAAAATATTATCTTCTGCTGCTTTTTTGATAATGGAAGACACATGACCAACTACAGCCGACTGAAACAAGTTCTTGTTGTTTTCATCATCTATCGTAACGCTGTACCCCATAAATTTCTCTGTTTTCGCCACTGGATTTGTCGTGACTGTTACTTTACTCACGGCGTTATCACCATTGTTTTTGATGTATCTTATCTTTTCAATATAACATACATCACCATTCGCATCATATTTAATTTCAAGTTCTTTACTGTTGACGAACCCTTCATATTTAATGCTTGAATCAGCCTCAACGTTTCCAGCATAAAACATATAGAAATGCACTTCTGGCTTAGGCAACTCCGTTCCAAGGTTCTTATACCTGTTTCCTTTATATTTAAGGTAATGCAAGCCATCCTCTGTAGCAACAACCAGCGTATTGCCCACACTCTTGATGTCCTTTACCTTTCCAACTTCAAAACTTGCAGGAACTCCACTAGGCGGCATTTCGATTCCGTTGCTTCCTCTAACATACCAGTAGATGGTCCGGTCTTCATCGTAAGCAATGATGTTCTCATAGTCTGCCATCTTGTGAACGTACATGATCTTCTGCCCAGCAATCTCACCAATCTTGACAGGATTCTGAATAGGTTTCATTTCCCCATCACGAAAGATAAAGCCGTCAGACTCCAGTAATTCTGAATCGTCTGAAAGCAAGTCACTCGGCACATTCGTCATTCCCTTGCCAAAACTCAAAGTCTTTCTTTCCAAGTTTCTCTCCATAGCTCTTTTGTTTATATTTTTGCAGCAGTATGCACACCGTCACCGCCGCTTCTTGTTTTTTCTTTCTTCTTCCATTGTGGCTTCTCCATGTCGTTGGCACTCACCCAAAGACCGATTGCCGTACTCATCAGAACATCATCATGATTACCGTTGCCCACGATGTTGCCGAGACTTCCATCATCATGTCGCTCATAGATTCTCAGCTCATGATACATTTCCTTGTCTGGCTCATCCCAGAGCATATCATCCACAAACTGCTCCAAGTTGTCAATTATCCATCCCTTTGTAAGCTTGTTGGTTTGGAAACCGTACTTTGCTAGCACATCATCAGTCACGTCTTCCGGGCTTGTGGTTCGCTGATAAAGATTATCGTAGTAGTCGGCAATCTCGTTCAGGATGCTTCCGAAGTGGTCACCTTCCGTATTGTTGTTCTTCTCTCGGTCAGCCGTATTACTCTCAATCACCAGCAGGGCATCGTCATAGTAATGGGCTAGGGCTGCAGCCATCCACGCCAGCTTGTCGTGTCTTACATGACCTCTGTATCTAGCTACTACCTTCGGTTTGCCCTTGACGGTCGGAATCATTCCGAATCGGTCTATCACCGTCATAACGGTATAGTCAGAAGTGGTACTCTTACCGCCAATATCCACGCTCACCAAGTATCTGTTCTCTACCTGCAGAACGTTAGGAACAGCCCAAATCTTCAAGTCTCCGTCACCATCTGTTCTGATGCTCACCTTCGATTTCTCAATGGTTGAATCATTCTTGTTTCCATCAACGATGATGTCTGCCGTATAGAGCGGTTCACACTTGTACTTCTTCTGCAAATCATCAATACTGTACGGATTGAATACCAAGTTACCTGAGTTTCTGAAAGCATCCTCTTCGTCCACTGGCGCCTCTGTAGCACAGAAGGAATGGGTGGTAAACTTGTTGCGGAAGTTTCTGTACCACTCAATGGCTTGGAAGCAAGCACCTTTTTCCCACATTCGCCAGAAGAACTTTCCTGTCTCTCGGTAGCCCTTCGGGTTGCTACTCTTGTCTCTGTTTTCCAGCAGCCATCTTGCAAAGGCACGCTCATTCTTCACCTCCTCCATGTCATGCTCAATAAAGAAACAAGGAATAAATAGGAAGGAATAGGCATCATTGTTCTTCGGGTCCATTGCCAGCTGGCATTTCTCGTAGAAGAATCCTGAATTACCCTTGCCGGTACTCTCGAATACCTCTAGGTTATCCTCTTGGTTTCTGATACCACCCGAAATAGAAGAAATCACGCCCTCAGGATCATGCTCGGGAGTCTTCTTCCAATAAGCAACCTCGGAATAATGGGCACAGTGGAAGTTACTACCTCGCACGGAATCGAAGTTCTCGAAAGAAGCCACGGTCAGCGTACTTCTTCGGATTGCCCTCATTCCGTCTGTAACTTGGAAATCATCTGGTGAGTTCTCGTAAGGAGAGAATTGAAGCTTCGCTCCCGGTCTGCCAATCGTCCATCCCGGTTGGTTCTCCAAAGCCTTTCGATACATCGCCTTGATTTTCTTTGCTGTGTTCTTCTGCTGGGCAAGTACGATAGCATTCCAACCGTCCTTTCTGAAATCCTGCAACCATTTGATGTAAAGCTGGGTGAGGGTAGAGCCACCCCATTGTCTGGCTTTCAGGATAACTACACGGATAGCCCTGCCGCTGGTTCTCAAATCCTCAAATATCTTCAAGAGTTTTCGCTGAGGATAGTTTAGCTTGAAAGGAATCATATCGCCGCTTACCTTATCCTCAATCTTGTCTGTAGCATAAAGGGCAAATTCAGGGTCTTCTCTGAATCTGACTTTCATGATTTCGAAGGTGAGCACCATTTTAAGCTGTCTGGTGTAATAGCTTTTTTCTTCATACTGCTTACCCCATACCTTGATGATGTATTCCTTCATGCTGCCCAGCTGTTTCAGTCCCCTATATAATAAGGTACGCATACATTCTTTGGGAACCCACATCTTCGGAATCATGAAGTCGGGCAGTTCCAGCAGTTCACGATGCTCGAAATCATAGCAGCCTTCGCCCGTCCAAGGGTCGTAAGTGCCATAAATCTCATCGTATCGCCTTTTGTTCTCGGCAACGAGTTCATCAATATCTACTTCTCTAACTAATGCCATCGCCCAACTCCTTTATTTCTTCAAAATCCGCATCCATTATCTGCGGAACTTGCGTAACGTCCAAGGCATTGTTGTCTGTCTTGGTCTGTGCCAGTGCTGCCAGCTGCTTGAAGTCTTCGTCCAGTCCATGCGTCACGCTTACCTCACTCTGCTTAGGTATCATGTGTTTGGTCAGGTCCTTGTAGATGGTGACGTATGTCTTAGGGTCATATTCTGCCAGCTGATCCATGCACTCTTCAAACTTCTCCTGATTCCTTGCCAAGAAGTCCCTGATATATTCTTTCTGCGCACTCTTCCTTGCCGGAAGAACGGTCTTGGCTTTTTCCTTCTTCTCCTTCTGAAATTCCCTTACCGATTTAAACTCGTCATATTCTAAATCTTCCATAAGTCTTCCTTTCCTTTTTATCCAAATGGCTTCAATGTATGAATCATTCCACCCGGCTTGCTGGCATTGGCTGCTTCTAGAATCTCCAGCTCATCGTCTTCCAGCTGTGTAGCCTTGTCAACGGTCAGCGGGTCTTTACTTGTCAATGTTAGCAGGAAGTATTCATACAGAGCGCCGGTTGATATATAATGATGTATTGCCTGCACCAGTTCGTCCAGTCTTGCATCGTCCCAGTAATCTGGCATCCTCAGCCACATTTCCTTCTCATCCCATTCCTTCAAGGCATTGTCTCTTACCACGCCCTGCGGTTTCATGATGTAGGCAGAAAGTAGACCTTCTACCTTTTTGAGATATTTATCAAACCATCTATAGAAAAGCGGTCTTTCCTGCGTGTTCTCACTTGTCGGAACGGTATTCGCTATGTTCGGGTCGCTCTCCAGTCTTACTCTTCCCATCATGTGGGTTGTTGCATCTATATCATACCAAAGTTGGTTGGAATAGATAAAGATGTGCTTGTCGAAATACACATGGGCAGGACGTGGAGGTTTCGGAAGAAAAGGATTTGGCTCAGGCTTCCATCCTTTCTCTCTGAGGAAATGTGTAGGGTGTAATGAATTGAACTCCATGTTATACCTCCTTTGCTATGGTTACTTCTATTTCCAGTCTCAGGTTGTCGCTGTGCCGTGAGAATAATGTCACGCAAGCCACTCCGGTGTTCAACGGTTTCAGCCAGAAGGTATGAGGCTCCTGCATTCTGTGAACTTCCAAGATACAAGGGTCGCTGCTTCTTGCCTCAATATCATCAATAGCCCCATCGTCAATAGAGTAGGATAGGGTCACTTCATCGTTCTCTACTGCTATTGTAACGCCACCATCCGTGTCGCTTCCGTCAACCTTGGCGGTAAGACTCTGCGTATAAGGAACGGTCGGAACGGTTGGTCGGCACAGTACGAAACAGCGTCTTATTTCTGTCTCGTCTATGGAAAGGAACGAAACGTAAGGTTCTGCCTGCTTCATGTTGCCTGTTTTCAGCCACCATTGGTAAAGCATGTAGTCTGTCACGTACTTGGCAGAAATTCGGGCTAGCGTGTCGGTCAGCGTGCCGTTGAATCGTCTTGACACCTGTAGGGTGAATGTCACGATGTCATCCTTCCCCTCCTGATAGTATATCACGTTGTCGCCCACGGTCTGGGCAGTAGGGACCAGATAGTCTACAAAGAGGGTCTTAAGCTTTTCCAGGGCAGTATCAAAGTCGAGCGTCAGCATCCTTTCGTGCGTCTCATCGTCTCCTGCTGTCTCATGATAGCTTACCTTCTGCGTGGCTGCATCCCCTGCACTCTCGTCTATCTTTCCCTTCATGAAGGTGGTTGACTTGACTGTCTCAATCACCAGCGATTTTAGAATCTGAAATTTGATAATCATACCTTTGTTATTTTAATTCAACATCATTTTCGTTATCTCCTAATGTCATGCCGCCAACCATTTCCGAAAGTCTCTTCCCCGAACTCGTCGGTTCGGTCTTGATGAAAACCAGCTTGATGGCGGCATTCAGATGATTGGCCATGTCGCTTTCATACTTCTTTGCCAGCTCCGGATAATTCATTCCCAGTACGGCGTTTGCCACGTAAGCCACAACATAGCCTATCAGGTTCCCTTCGAATGGAACCGTTACGCTCGTCTCTGTTCCTGCCCAGCGGGAGTTGTTAATCTTGAACGTAAGGAAGTCGCCGCTATCATAATAGGTTACCAGCTGCGCCATTTCTCCAACAAAGGTTTCCACGGCGGCATTGATATATTGCTTCATCACGTCCTCTTCCGCACTTGATAGTGTGATTCCAGCAAAGGCAGTGTTCCCCTCCGGGTTCTTCTGCCTTTTGCCCATGATGGCAAGATGCTTCTTTACCGCATTCTTGACATGACTCCAGTCTATCGTTATCTGTAATTCCATACCTTATGCTGCTTGATTGTTATACAAATTCATAGCTTGTGCCACTGCGTTCTGGTCTGCACCCTGTACGATTCCGTCTATTACCTGACCGCCGCCTTGCTGCTGTGCCATCGCCTGTTGCTGCTGATACATCTGTTCCAGTTGTGCCTGCTGTTCCTGTACGCTGGCAAGCAACTTGTCTGCATAAGGCTTGTTTACGTTCTGCAAGTACTGAATCAGGTTGATTGCACCCATCTGCAGCAACTCCTTCAAGTCGTCATTCTGCAAAGTGTTGAAGGCAGCAGATGCAGCTGCATTCTTGATGCTTATCTTGAAATGAATGTCTCTTGCCGATAGCCTGTCATAGCTGTAGGTGTTCAGACCGTCCTTGTTGAAAATCTTTCTTCCGTCCTCGTAGAACTGTTGGATAACTGAGCACTTTTTCATTGCCAGCTTCTCCGTAAAAATCTCCATATCGGATAGGATGGTGTAGAGCGAAGTGGTTGCGTTCTGACTCTCCTGTGCATATCTTGCAGCCGACGTACCAGCCGAAGGAGTCTTGCCCTGCAAGGCACCGCTCACGTTTGTCACCTCTCTGATAAGGTTCAGCTCTATCTGCAAGAGTTCGTTTGTTCCGATGTTCACCGCATTCGAAGTGATAATCTCTGGCTTCACGTTCGGCATCGTTCTCTTTGGTGTGTAGAATATCCATCCATCGTATTCTATTGCCTCTTCCATGAACTGCTCTGGTGTTCTTCCACCCAGTACGGTTGTAGGAATCATCTTGAATCCCTTGAAGCTGCTTCTGATACTCATGTCGTTCATCACGATCAGGCGGTTGATGTAGCGCTGCTGGTCTATCACGTTGGTCATGAAAGGATGAATCTCTCCGTTGATGAACGGATAAAGCTTCATGGTGTATGGGTGGCTCTTGAAATCGTAAGGAGATTCGCCACGACAGAGGACCGTACCGTCAGGAGCCATGAAGGTATAATACCAGTATTTATCTGAAAGCTCTTCAGATGTGATGTAGGCACGGTCTTCTTCCGGCACACCGTATTCATCATACTGCTTCTTTCGCTTCTCGTTTTCCTGAATCAGCTTGTTTATCATAGCGGTGTCTTCCAAATCCACACGGAACCAAGCATTATTCATGTTCTTGGCAATAGGGTCGAAGCATTGTAGCCTAGGCTTGGTCTCCGTACTCCATACCTCAATCACTCTTACGTAGTGTCTGCCCTTGTTGGTGTAATCGAAGCCGAGATTGTCCAAAGCCTTTTCCTCGTTGAACTCGTAGCCATAACTGCTATCGTCTACATCATGAATGTCAAAAATCCTATTCAGATCATCAACCGTCAGTCCGTATTCCCTTCGGGCAAACTTCTGATACAGGTCTTCCTTGCTTACGTCATGCAGACAGCCTATCAGACAGACGTCATTGTGCCTTGGGTCACTTCCGCACTCAAAGAACATGTGATCCGGTTCCATTGCGTCCGTCCAAGCGTCAGGCATTTCAAGCTCCCGGTCTTCCCAGCTTTCCCTCACGAACATCTGACCGCCCTGCAGGTAGTCCTTGATGAGGTGATTCAGCAAATCCTGCATGCCGGTTGTCTGCCAGTTGCATTGCATCGTAGCGCTCATCATGTCGCTCAGTTGTCGGGAGTCATTATCTCTTGCAAAGCAGACGGGTTCCGTTCCCTGCTTGGCGTAGAGACCGGCAATAGATTCCAAGATACTTATCATGATATTGTTGCTCATTGGTGTCTGATTGCGCTTCTGCATATAGGTCTTTTCTGACATTTCTTCCCAATAGCCACGATGATAAACTCTGATGGTGTCGCTCCATTGTTCACCGTTACAGTATCTCATGGTTCTTGCTCTCGTCTCCCTTACACCGCTCAGGTTATTCCAGTCGTTCTTACATCGGGTAAGAAGCTCCCAGTCCTTGCCGTGCTCCTGTCTCCGCTTTCGAGCCTTGACCGAATCGTATTTGTTATGCCGAGGCATCACTCTACTAAGTGTTAATAACTTTGCCTTTGCCATATTTCTTTACACATTATTAATTATAGGCGCAAAAATAGGTAAAATCATAGCTTTCTTTGCGGTGTTCCAATCGACTGATATATACTGATTTGGAACACCGCAAAACTTCTTTGTTTTCTTTGCATTTTTGCCGAAAAGTTTTCAAACAGTTATAACTATGACAAAAGAAGAATTAGAAAAAATGAACGCAGAGGATGCTACGCAGCAGGAAGCTCCAGCAGAGCAGGAGACTCCACCTGTTGACGAACGACCTAATCGTACAGCCTTCTCCAAGCGTTTCTCGCAGCGCCATTCTGACATCGACTTCGAGGACAAGGAAGCCCGTTATGCTGCCATGAATGATGATGCTGACAGACTCGGCGAGTATGAAAAGAACGGTCAGGCATTGAGTAAGATGCTTGACAACAACAAGTGGCTTGGCGCCATGGTTCTTGATGCTACACGCAAGGGCATGCACCCCATTGAGTGGATGGCTTCGCAGGGTATTGACATCAAGGCTGCTCTTGAAGACGAAGAGCTTTCCAAGAAGGTAGCCGATCAGATTGTCAAGTTCCAAGAGAAGGTAGCCGAGCAGGAGAAGCACAGCCAGCAGTTGGATGAAAATATGAGAAAGTCTTATGAGGCTTTGCTAAAGTTAGGTCTTTCCGATGATGAGGCAAACGACCTTTACGGTAAGGTCTGGGGCGTCATTCAGGATGCCGAGGAAGGCAATATCTCTTCTGAGACATGGAATCTCTTCAAGAATGCCTACAACTACGATTCTGATATTTCTTCCGCACGTGAGGAAGCTGCCATGCAAGCCCGCAATGAGAAGATTCAGAATAAGGTCCGCTCTTCTGCAACAGAGGGCATTCCTCCTTCACTTTCTAGTTCAGGCGCAGGAAATGAGCCTGCCAAGAAAAAGGTAAAGAAGAGAGCTTCCAGCTTCTTTGATGATATTGGTTGACACAAGATTATTAATCTATAAATATAAGTATAAAATGAAGAAAGTAATTAATTATTTTTCTAATCGTCAGTTCATCTTCAAGATGATTCTGATGCTTCTTGCTGTTGTTACAGGCGGCGGCGTAATGGCTGTTGGTGATGCTGTTGAGCCAGACTTGAATGAACCGGGTGCTAAGCCAGCAACGACTGAGGAAACTGCTGCCAACGAGCAGGTTGATAAGGATAAAAACGACATGCTTGCCCCTGGTGGTAAAACGGCTGGTCAGTCATTGACCGGTACGCAGGCTTCTGCTACGCAGATGGACCGAGGTGGTCTTGAAGAGGAAGACTGGGACACGGGTGAAACTAAGTTCCGTCCATATCATACGCCTCTCCTTTCTATCGTTAAGAAGTTTACAACCACCGTTCCTTGTACTGGCTACAAGAAGAAGCACGCTCGTTATGGTGGTGAGACCTTGGACGGTGAGGTTACACAGCCTATTGCTGCTGGTGCATCCATCAAGCTTACCAAGACCAACTTCTCTGGTTCTTTGAAGCCATTCTACGAGGGTTCTACTGCTATCGTTCCTACCGTAGCTGGTTACAAGCGTGGTTCTACTACAGTACGTGAGGGTCGTTTGGTTCTCTTTGTTACCAGCGCCAATAAGGCAGGTACTGAGGTAACCTTGCAGGCTATCAACGGTAAGGCTAATGAGGAGGGTGCAGATTGCGAGTTCTTGGAGAACATGACTTGCCCTGACATTCCTACTGGTACTGTCATCCTTGCTGCTTCTACAGCGCTCTCTGAGTCTCAGATGAAGGTTCCTGCAGAGAACTACCAGCCTCGTTCTGCTGATGTATATCTCCAGAAGCGTGCATTCTCTATCGTCTTCACAGAGGACTTCGAGACCATGAAGAAGAAGATCCCTCATACCGTAAAGGATATGAAGGAAGACGCACTCAACAAGTACAAGATGCGTGCTGAGCGTTCTTATTGGATGGGTACCAAGGCTCGTATCCACTCTACTACCAATGACGGTGCTGATGAGTACACCTACTTCGCAGAGGGAATCTTGAATCAGCTGACCAACCAGTATGGTATCGGTGATGTTTACAAGTACGAGGATTTGACTGCTATCAGTATGTTGATGTTCACTGACTTCTCTGAGTCTGACCACATCTATATGTTCTGTGGCAAGAACGCAATCAAGCGCCTGATGAACATTGAGATTCCAAAGGGTCGCACAGAGGTTCTTTCTACTCACAAGGAAATTGACATTACCTTCTCTCGCTACGTTGACAACTACGGTACTATTGATTTCGTTTGGGATCAGACTCTTGACATGATGCACATGGAAGACTGCATGGTTGGTATGGACTTGAAGGGTGCTCGCCACTACGTGAAGGAGAAGGGCAAGGATAAGACCAACGACATGAGTAAGGATGGCTATGACCCACGTGAGGCTAAGCGTTACATGCACATCGAGGCTGATTGTATCGCTCTTCGTGGCTACAACTCTATCCTGGTCGGTCCAGAGGCATTCATCACCAATCTTGGTGTTACTGGTATTGTGAACAGCATCATATCTCTGAAGACTCTCCCTGATACTGCCGCTAAGGGTATGAAGGTAGCTTTGACAGAGGATTACACCAAGGAAGAGACTACCTACGAGAAGGGTAAGGTCTACGAGTACGATGGTACTAAGTGGAACTTGTATGCCGGCATGGACGTTGCTGCATAAGGCTTCTTTTTCATCTTTAATATATATATAATCACGCAGAGGGGCAGGAGTTGAAAGCCCTGTCCCTTTGTTATTAAAATAGAAAATAATGATTAAGACATATAGATATAACGAGCTGTGTAATAATGTAAGCCTTACGCTTTCCGGTGCTAGCGGTAACTCTATGCGCTACAACTTTACTCATGGCAATACTTACATGCGCAAATGCCCAGAGCTTACTCTTCGCAACAAATATGCACAAGACCTGTTGGATAGCCACGAATTGGTTAAGAGCGGAAAGGTTACTTGCATTCGCACAACTCTTGAAGAGTCGGATATTGTGCAGGAAGAGCAGCCTGCAAATGAGCCTGCCAAGAAGGCAACTCAGCCTCCAATGAACGAAGAGGTCAGAGATATTCGCACAGCAGACGAGGTTATCAATTACGTAAATAATCGTTTTGACAAGGAATGTAAGACCCTTGCTACTGCCATGAAGCATGCTTCTAAGGCTGGTCTTATTTTCCCAGACTTTAACGAGTAACATATATATAATAAGGTGTAATGAGTGTAGAGGAAATCATAAAGGCAGTACGTTGGTGCATAGACGAGGAATCCAACAACACATCGGAAATCACCGATGAGAAGGACGATTTGTATATGGATAACATCATCAAGTCGAAGATTAACGATGCTTTGCATTGGCTTACCATCACGGCATCCTCTTCCGCTGTCTTGGCTGATTCCAAGAAGATTGGCGCTACCACTTCTACCTTGCAGGTTTCTACCTACAATGAGCAACTGGGCATTGGAGTAGTCTCAATGGATGCCGACACTGAGATTATCAATGTCTCTCGCATTCGTGGAAAGGACTGGTTCAAGGCTGTAGTGCCTGTAGAAGATACTTCCGATGAAGCACTCATGATGTTCGATGATACCGCCAAGGGGACGAAAGACCGCCCTCAGGCTACTATCCTTCGTGAAAATCCTATCCGGATTCTCTTGCAGCCAATGGCAGAAGAGGCAACCGTTTCTTTTGTCGGCGTTCCAAAGAACATCAATACTGAGTCTTCAACAGATATTGCCGTACCGGATATGCTGAAAAATGCTTTCATCTACTACATCGCTTATCTGTTGCTCTCTGCATACGATGATACAAAAGCTACCCAGATGTACACCATCGCCTTGCAGCAGCTGGGAGCACAAACTTCTAAAAGCTAGAATATATGAAGAAGATTCGATTACATAATGACATTCACGTCAGTTGGGGAATCACTACCAACGGCAAGCAGGAATCACTTGAAGCCAAGACCTTGCAAGTGCAGCTTGTCGTATATAATAAGGTGATAACCATCCCCGATTTCTCCATCAAGGGAAATGTTATTTCTTTCGAGTTCTCTGGTTCTCAGCAGAAGTATTGTGGAGTCTATACCTTGGTGTGTCGTGATACGACAAACGGTAATCTGAGCACCATTGACAAGACCGAAGCTTTCGAGCTGGTCCCTCATAGCGAGGAAGAGCAGGGTACAGACAATCCTAATGTTGCACTTGAAGTGGTAACTCTCAATACCGACCGTGATTCTTCCACCATCGGTAGGGCTGCTACCATTGAGATTGGAGAAGTGAAGACGCTGAGATCAGGCGCAGCTGCCTATGTCCGCAATTCGGGAACTTCAAATGCTGCTGTTCTTGACTTTGGTATTCCTTCTGGCTCAAACGGTAACGATGGTATGAGCGGCTACGGAATCTCAGCCGAGCCAGCTTCCGTTACATTCAATACTGATTCCAAGGGAAATATCTCTTCCAGCCAAGACAAGCTGATTCGAATGAAAGCCTATTTGGGAGGTCAGGAGATTGATGATGTTACGATTGTCGGTCTCAGCACTACCAATTTCGCCAACACCGTATCAGCTGAATCTGATGGAAAATCATTCTATCTCAGGGGAAGCGACCTTCAAACGGTCCATACTACAGATTTGGACGGTAATTCCATCAAGGTTCCTGTCACGCAGGCACAGGTTGCTGTAGATTGCAAAATCGGTGGAAGTGATTTGGTATACTCTACGATTGTTCGTGTATTCGTGAATACACAGACTTTCTATACTACCTTGGTGAGCAATCAGAAGATGTTCAAGCAGACGTTCACGGAATTGAGCAATTCACTTGACGAGCAGGGCGTGAAGCTTGAAAAGTACTATTCTGAGTTTCAGCAGACAGCAAGAGGCTTGTCGGCAACCATATCCTCAAACAAGCAGGATGCAGACGGTTCAATTGAGAATATCACCAATAAGCTTGAAGCCACTTCCAGCTCTCTTTCTTCTACCATTGAGGCAAACAAGAAAGATGCTGATGGAAACTTCGAAAAGTTAAAGACTGAGTTCAAGCAGACAACAGACGGAATCACTTCTACGGTAGAGAAGAATAAGACTGATGCAAACGGAAAACTTGAAAAGCTGAGCGCTGCAGTTACTCTGAATGCCAACCAAATTGAGATTGCGAACAGCCGTTTCAATGCGGACGGAACATTGAAGAATAAGTCTGGTCTTATGACTACCGATGATAAGGCTACGCTTGCAACAAGGGAATATGTTGATGGGAAGGTAGTGAATGAAGCAACTATCACCACCATGATCAACAACGGAATCTCTTCCGCCACCATTAAGGCTGACCAAATCAGATTTACCGGAACTACTACTGTTTTCGAGTCAGGCGAGATTATTATCAGGTCCAACGGTCTGAATCTTGACCAATACGGAAACGCCACGTTCAATGGAGAAATCCACGCAACTAGCGGTTGGTTTGGTAGTACCAGTAATAACATTAAACTTGCAACAGAAGGAAATGGAACTGTAGGATTGTCTTCTACCAATTCTTCCGGATGGGCAGACGCAAATAATATCCGCTTCACAAGTGCCGGTCAGTTGTATCTCAATTCTAAATCCGATAATGGAAAAACGGTAACGTCAATTACGAGTGGAGATATTCATGTTGCAAGAGCCGATTCTTTTGGCGGCGATACACCAAAATTTCATGTCAATACCAGTGGAGATAAGTTACAGATAGCTGCTGTAAATCTGCCAACGTCTGCTTCTGAAGCTGGCTCAGGTTGTCTTTACAATGATAATGGAACAATTAAAATCAAGACACAATGAAGATAATTAGAAATAACCTTATCCCTCCAAAGGGATTCATTGCAATAAACCTCTTCGGAGTGTTGTTTGTCAGAGGAAACAAACCCCTCTCGCAGCAAACGGTAGTTCATGAACAAATCCATACCAAGCAGATGCAGGAAATGTTATATGTCTTCTTCTATCTCTGGTATGTGTTGGAATGGCTCATTCGCCTCTTGGTTATCCGCAACCCTCACAAGGCGTATCGGGCAATCTCTTTCGAGCAGGAAGCACGTGTGTATCAGCAATACGCCGCCTATCCTTATAACAGACCTCATTACAGTTGGACGAAATATCTTACAAAGCAATGGAATACGTAGTTTCAACATACAGCGAAGAGGAACGTGCGTGGATAACCCAGGAGATTCCCTTGCAGCGAGACATCTATTTGATGATTAAGCTCAAGCGCCCTGGCAAGCTCATCATCCGCCAGGATATTGGCGATGGCAAAAAGCCAAGAGCACCCATCCGAGCGCACAAGAACATGGATAAGTTCTATCTCAGAATGAGAATTATCCCAGAGAATGTTAAAATTCAAATATTCACTTCATCAGAACCAAAAGAAATTAAATATGCCTACATTTAGACAAGATACAAAAATAGGTGGTATGGTGCCAATGATGAAAACAGATGATTATAATGATCAATCTGTCACGGAGGAGAAATTAAAGGATGGTGCGATAACCACCAGAAAGATAGCTGACGGATCGGTCACCAAAGACAAACTGGACTCATCTATCCGGCAAGAGATAAATGATTCTGTAACTGCATCCAATGAGGCAACCGAGAAGGCAAAAGAAGCTACCGCCAAAGCTGATCAAGCTACAGAGAATGCAAAGCAAGCTACCGTAGCGGCAACTGCAGCCAAGGAAGCAGCAGATACTGCTACTCAGGCAGCAACCACTGCAACATCAGCATCTGTTCAGGCTACAGAGCAAGCTAAAGCTGCAACAACCAAGGCAGAAGAAGCTACTGCAAAAGCCAATGAAGCCGCACAGAAGGCAGATGATTCTAGAGAGCAGACAGAGCAGACTCTTGGCACAATGCAGGAAGTAGTAGATAAAGTAGCTATCAAGGACGAGGAAGGAGCCTTGGTAGAAACTCCTTTCCGCTACATTCAGAATGAAGAGTTCATCTTTGCCAAGGTGGATTCAGAAGACAAGCTTCTCTTTGGTATTCAATGGGATGGTACTCCTGTATTTGGTAAGACAAGTGCAGTAGAGGATAGGTTACAGTCACAAGTAACTCTTCTTGCTGAGAGAGTAGCAACTATCATGGGTGACGAAGACACAACCAATGTCATTGATACCATGAATGAGTTGAAGAAGTTCTTTGCTGAGATTGAGAATACGCAGACCCTTACTTCCATCTTGGCTAATCTTGATAAGACAACTATTAAGGATGAGGAAGGCAATGTTCAAGATACTCCATTCAGAGTTATAGAGAATGAGGAGTTTATCATGGCTGTTGTAGATTCTGAGGATAGGGTTCTTTATGGAATCTACAGAGATACTGGAAAGCCGTACTATCCTCAAAATGATATGTATCACATATCACAGAGTGAAGAGTTCCTTTGGGTAATTCTTGATGCAGCTAATCATCCTCTTCTTGGTATTCAGCAAGATGGTACTTGTTGGGCAGCAAAGGCTCAGTGGCTTGATGATATTAAGGCTATCAAGGAAGCTCTTAAAACTTTTCAGACAAAAGAAGATGGTAAGGGATTGATAAACCTTGATGTTGCTGACAGTTTCTTCTATATCTCCAATGATGAGTACATCATCGCAGTAGTAGATGCGGAAGGCAGAATCCTTGCAGGAATCAAGTATGATGGAGAGCCATATTTCCCTAACCATGAAATGTACTCTGTAATAACCAATGAGGAATGGCTTTATGCTATTATTGATGCAGAAGGTAAAGTTCTTGGTGGCTTCCGTGCAGATGATGGTCACATGATAATTGGTGGTATTGACATTAGTACCTTTATCGCCAATGCTATTATTGATATAGCAGACATCAAAAAACGTACAGCTCATCTTTCTACAATAGAGAATGATGAATATCTTTCTGTTGAGACTGATGTTGAGGGTAAGGTTATAGGATATACTGCTCCTGATGGTAGCCATTATCTCTATAAGGTAAAGTCAGAAACTATCCCAACAGAGTTTTCTCATATCGAAGACCCTGAGGGCAGAACTGAAATTACAACTGATGCAGATGGGAGGGTGATGTCATACCGTGATTCAGAAGGCAAAAAACATGAGCATGATATGGAAGTTACTAACCTTGATGTGTCAAGTATCAATCTGCAAGGGAATAGTGTAAACAATATCAAAGAAGCTCTTAAAGCAAGTGGCTTTAATGCCCAAACACCAATAGACTGGAGCGAGTACATTTCAAATAATGGTAAATCTCCGTTATATATACCTGAGCCACGATGTGCAAGAATCAACATCAGTGGAATCGACTCCATGCCTACATCAAAGACAGTTAATGATAAGGCTTATTTTGAAATGTGGGATATGCAGGGTAACTACTTCAAGAAGAAAGTTATAATCAACGCACAAGGTAATACCACAATGATGTACCCAAAGAAATCGTTTGCTTGTGACTTCTTTGATGAAGACTGGAATGGAGATAGTTTTGCCATTAAGTTCGGAAATTGGGTAGCTCAGGATTCATTCCACTTTAAAGCTCAGTATTGTGATTTTTTCAAGGGAATTAGTATTGTTGCTTATAAGTTAGTTCAAGAGGTGTGGGCTTCAAGAAGTAATATATATTCAACCCCTTGGATGAAAGCCTTACTTGAAAACGTAAATATCACATCAGGCTCATACAGTAATGAGGCAATAAATGATTTGTCTCTACAAAAGAACACAGGAGCAAAATGTGTACCAGATGCTTTCCCTTGTGTAGTTTATCTTAATGGTGAGTTTTACGGTGTCTTTAACTGGGCATTGAAAAAACACAGAGATAATTACCATCTAGATAAATCAAATGGAAATAACATTCATTTGGATGGTGGCAGTGAGCAATTAAAGACTCCGCTAAATTGGGAATCATTTGAAATAAGAAATCCGAAAAAACTGCTTACTAATGTAGCAAGCGTCGATGGTTTTGAAGCTTATGATGGTGACAACCCAAAGGAGTTGCTGGACGAAAGCACGGAAGGTTACAATCCTTCCGACAAAAATCATGTGCTGTCTAATAAAGTTAAGCAAGCCATCTTGTCTTTTAACAGAATGGCACCTAAACTTAATTCTATGACCAATGAAAATGGTGGAGAAGAGTACTTGAATCAGCACTATGACTTGGATAATTTGATAGATTACTATGTGCTGCAATATGTGTTGGCAGACGAGGATATAGCTGCAAACTGGCAATGGGTAACTTATGATGGTATTAAATGGTTTGTGTTTGATTATGACAAAGACAAGAGCTTTGGGCAAATCTATAATTGCCCAGGCACTAGGGCAGCAACAGACATGCTGAATGCTGTTAATACATCAGTAGCATACTCACCTTTCACATACTTGTTTAAGTATCATAAGCAAGACATAAAAGCTAGATACAACGAGCTAAAGTCTTTGGGAATATTTACACCAAGCCATGTCATTAACCTTGTAAATAAGTGGTTCGATAGATTTTCCAACGAAGACCTCAAACTGGAATATAAAAAGTGGAGTGAGTCACCATCCAATAGAGATGACAACATTGACAAGGAACATTGGAAAGTTCATGGAAGCTCTTATGAATACACAAGTGAGAATACATACAATTCTGAAAAGACATATACTATAGGTGAAACTTGTGCTTATGGTGTTTCTCGCCATGTGATTTTTGAATGCGTCAAGGAGACCAAAGGTAATCCTCCAATCGTTAGGTTTTATGACAATATACCTAGAGACTTGGGCTTTCACGATTCAATATTCAGACTGGAAAAATATATCCAAGAAAGATTCATTTATATAGAACAAGAAATAAATAAACTTTAAAATATTATTAATTATGGTACAATGTTTAATTACAAAATTGAATGGTGTTGTAAACAATAACAGTATTCCAAAGTTGGGAGAATTGATAGTTGAGGTAAATGATGCTAACAATGCCGAACTTGAGCTTTATGGTGCGACATACGATAATGATGTTGCTGTTAGAACCAGTGGTAATGTTACAGTCACTAATAGCAGTAGCGCTAAAAAGCTTATATCAGGCACAGGCAAGGTTTTCCTCAGCACTACTGGTACATCAAAGCCTATAGGTTTTACGACTTGGAGAAACAATAAACTTGCATTTCCTAACCTCAATAGTGCTTTTCTCTCATCATGTAGTTCTATAAATATTGATGCAGGAGGGTATAAATTGGATTTGAGACCCCAAATACTTAGCTTGCAAGTTAATAATGCCTACTTGATAGGCAAACTAGGAACTCGCACCTTAATTAACTGTTCAAAATGTATTCTGAATGATAATGAGAATCTTGACTTGAACACACTTGATGTATCTCAACTCACAAGCTTCTCTTGGACGAGTGGCAAGATAACAGGAGACATCAGTCGCTTGGATTCTGTTCATGCACCAAAACTTGTGAAGCAAGCATCTATGGGTTTATGGGGTAACATCTCTACATTGACAGGTGATGTGTCAAAGCTGTTGAAAAATGGTGGTCAAGTATTATTTAGTAAAGAAAAGTTAACTTGGTCTAATCGTCCATCTGATTATAAGATTCTTGCCATTTCTGCAAACTTAGGTAATAATGTTGATACAATGCTGACAGACCAAGCAAAGCTTGATGCTGGTGATACATATTATCAGAAAGTTATGAACGTTAAAGGTACACGTACATCAGCATCAGATGCAGCTGTAACTACATTGCAAGGCAAGGGATTTACCATTTCTGTCACTCCTGAATAAGGTATCATAAGTTTAACATTAAAGTAAAGAAAGGAAACAAGATATGAATAAGTTGTCAAAGAAGTATAAGGTAGTACATGAGGGAACAAAGATGGTGTTCCCTCTCACAGAGGAAGGTGACAATGCTGAGGTATTCCCAGCAGTAAATGCCACCGCAGTAGAGTTTGACACATACCCAGAAGCCAAAGCTTACGTAGATGAGCACAACTTGGTGTATGAAGAGCCAAAGTATGGGGAGTAAACCGTATACATAAAGAAGAAGGGTGAGTCGAAAGATTCACCCTTTTCTTATGCAAGCCTGCACTAACCAACCAAGCAAATAACAAGCCTCCTCTCCATACATATTAATAAGGTAGTAATCAGAAATATGCTGAACCACATGGAGCATTTCGTGGCTGAGGCTGTTCATATATTCAGCTTTAGAAGTGGTCCAGCCGATAATAACTACGGTTTTCCTAACATCAACATTAGAATAGGTTATCCCTTTATTTGGTTCACCTTTGAGCACGAGATTACAGGCATCTTCGAGAGGAATGCCGGCGCATCCCAAATCCCGAAGATACCTTCTTACCTTCATGGCATCCTTAGAATGAACATCGCACATCACATGTACCGTCCAATCATACCTTTCCAAATATATCTCCTGCTCAGTCATTCAACTAATCAATAATCGCTAATAATTAATCACTAAAGAATTTCTTCCCAAGGAATCCCCACACCATTGAATGATGTATCTGCATAGAATCGGTTGAAGATGAAACCGTCCTGCTGGTCCTCATCATCCACGTAGTCCTTAATGAACTGAGCCATCTGTTTCTCCTCCGTGATAGACGAGCCGTAGAAATCTGCCAAGCACATGTGTGCGATGTAAACCGCATCGTAGCCCACATTATTCTCCAGCACGATATTGTTCTTCTTCAGAATGTCCTCAATATCATCCTTGCTCATCATGCGGATAGGCTTACCATTCTTCCGCATCTGCTTCACTGCCCACTCACACATCTTCTTATTGAAGTGCCAGCCGTTGTATCTCAGGTAAGCCCTCATTTCTTCCGGCTGATAATCGTAGGCGTTCAAAGATTGTCTGTATTTTGTTCCCATAATCTCAATCGTTTAAAATGAAAAGAGTGAAGAGGAAAAGCAAATGAATTTTTCACTCTTCGTTCTTCACTCTTCACTTAATTAGTAATCTTCCCCGTAATCACTTCTGTAATCACGTCCACGGTCTTCACGTTGGCGCATGTCGTCGTACTCTTCGTGCTCTCGCATACCACTTCTACCTCCACGACCTCTGTAATCGGGCATGCGGTTGCGCTCTCCGTATCGGTCACGTCTGCCTTCACGCTTCATTTCGCCTAGGCAGTTCATCGCCTTATCCAAGTAGCGCAGGCCCTTCTCTACGTTATCATACAAGCCATCAAACTTGTCTTCTGTAATCTCAACCATTATCATAATCATAAGATTTTTAAAGTGAATAGATAGGGTAGGAGATTACTTGCTTGCAACCTGTTCGAGCAATCCCATCATCTTGTCGAGCTTACCCTCCATGCCGGAAACCTTACCTTCCAGCTTGGAAATCTTCTCAGCCTGTTCCTTCTCCTTGGCTATCTGGGGGTTGAGCTGCAGTAGCATTCCCTCACAAGATTTAACGACTCTCTCATGGTAATCTACGCTCTCCAGTATCGCCTTGGATTGTCTCAGCATCGCATCGACCTCGGCACTCATGGCTTCCTTGTTGTCGCTGACCACAAGGTTCTTGTCGTTCGCTATCTGCCCGTTAGCAGGTAGCTGCTTGAAATCCACTTCCTCGTCATTGATCTTCACCTTCACATCAACCACTGTTTCCATAGGCTGAGGCGTGAAGCCATTGTTAAAAGTAGGGTATTTCGTCTGAGGATTGCTGACCGAAACAACCTGACCAATCTGCAAGTTCGGGTTTTCGCCCTTATCTAGGACATAGAATAAAGAATTTGTTCTTAAACCTTGAAACATAATGTAATCTCCTATTATCTATTCTGTTTGTTAAACAATACCCGTCATCAGCTGAAGGGTGTTAGTGTCTCTCTCAAACCAGAGCTGAACCACTCCAGTTCCCGGCACGTCTGCAACCGTTAATGCCTCACCATTGAATTTGGTTACGGCTTGGGTTACGCCGTTGGTCTCGAAAAGGATAGGCAGCGTACCAGTCGTTCCAGTCGGAATAGCCTGACGCAGATTTACGAAAATCGTTCCTCTGTAGCTGGCATTCACGAAGGCGTGGTTTTTAAAGGTGAACACCACATCGGCAGTATTCACCTTCACGCCAGTAGAAGCGATAGCCGCCGAACCGTTACGATTCACCCATGTATAAGGTCTTAACCATAACATAGCAGCCTCCTTTCCTTATTAACCCCAGAATCCTGCATTGTTAGCAGCATTCAAACCATACAAGCCAGCCTGATAAGCCACGCAGTTAGGAACCGCTGTGAATGGGCTGTAAGGGGTGGTTACGGTCTCTGGCAACTTACACTTGATACCTGCCACCTCACTCTGCAGACCAGCCAGTACCGCATTGATAGGTGCTACAGCCTGACCAACAATCTGAGAAGTCATTGCCGAAGACTTGAAGGTACTGTTCTCCTCACGCAGAGAATCAATCTTGTTCTGCATTTCGCGCATCTCAGCCTGCTTCTGACCGTCAACGATGGTCTGAGTGCTTTCCTTGATAGCGTTATGCAAATCGCAAGTCTGACGCTGTGTTTCGTAAGCTACGTTAGAAAAGCCACGCTCCTGACCTACAGCCACGTTGTTGATGGCATTCTGCAAGGTTCCAGTCTGCTGACAGATAGCCAGACGGTTCTCGCAGCAGCAGTTTGCAATCTGCTGAGCAATCTGCATATTACCCTGCTGCAAAGCATTGATGGTCTGCATACCGCTCATACCTACCTGATTACCTACGCTCTGAACCTGAGAAGTCAAGGCAGAAATGGCACTCTGAATCTGACCTTCGGTACAGTTGAGCTGAGTAGCCAAATTGCTGAGCGCATTACGGTTGCCACCGATGGCATCCATCAAGAGGGCACGACCGTTGTCGTTGTTAATCTCGTTAGCAAGACCGCCACGACCATTATTGCCGAAGCCGCCCCAGCCATTGCCACCCCAACCCATAAGGAAGAAGAGGAAGATAACCCACATGAACCAACCACCTTCGCCACCGAAGCCGTTGTTGCCCTTCATGGCGAGAAGCACATTTGGATCTACACCCTGCTTCTGGAGCAGAGGAGCAAGAAGTCCAAGCATTCCGTTTGAACCTCCGTTTTGGTTTTCACCAAAGATGTATGTCTTAGATTCTGACATAATAAATGATAGATTAATCGTTTCGTCCACTATTGAACTTGGTGCAAAGTTACGAAGAACCAAGCGCCCTGCCTAACTATGCTCAAAATAAAAATTTCGCCCTACAAGCCACTGTTCCTCAGTATTTTATGCTGAGTCACCTCCTGCTCATTTATTTAGCAATAATCTAAACTGTAAAGAAAACACCCTAAAACCAATACAACCTATCAAAAAAATCCCTACCTTTGCATAAAAATAAAGCTTATAGCGTATGGAAACAATTATTCTGGTTATTATATTTGCGGTTCTGTTTATTTTATTCTGTCTGTCATTGTATCGTATATGTACAGTAGGTAAAACAAACGGTGCAATAGTTTCTAAAAAAGAAATGTATGATATGCACTTCGCTCCGAAAATAAGAAGGCGGCATGTGCGTTTGTTAGCCTTGCTATTCTTTGGGATGGTACTAGTTGTTGCATATCATTTCATGCCAACTAGACTAGGTGGTTACGTTTACATAGAAAGGGATTTACCTAATCACAAGCAAACCATTCATTCGAATAGTTCATGCCCATTAATCAAAAAAGGATATAGTGTAAACGAAGTGCATTACTATACCTATACACCTTACTTTGATTGCTTCTGCTCTAGATGCTTTTATGAATCAGATGCGATAAAGCTAACAAAGGGAGAAAACAAAATGTCTCATACAAAGGCATTAGGATTATAAACAAGAGAGGAGTGAGCCTTGCGCCCACTCCTTTTTCTTTATTTATTCCAGTCTATCCAGTTCATCCACCGCATCCATCATGATCCTATCAATATTCTGGTTAGCGAAGTTGATGCTTTCGGTATCGCTTGCCTTATCCCTCATCTTCTTCCAGCGCTTCATCTGTTTCTCTGCCAGCTCGATTACTCTCACCTTGGCAGCTTCCTTGGAGTTTTGGAAGTGATAGTACTCTCCAATGTTGGTGATTCTCTTATCAATCGGAACGTTCTTGGATTTCAGGCGGTCCACGTTGGCCATGGTCTTCTCCATTTCGTCCTTGTAGTTATACCACTTGCTCTTGGTTCTCTGCAAGCTGATCTGCTCGCTTGGCGTATAGAGTAGGGAGCGAAGGAAAGGAATATCCTTGGTTTCCGTATCACTTCCATGCTTCACAACACCGATAGCACGCTCTGTAAAGGTAGCAGCACCACCGCCAAGACCGCCGATATAGTGATTCAGCATACTAGGGTTCGTTACCATATCAAGGAAACTATTACCCAGCATATCCTCATTACCATTGGCTACATCATTGGTCTGGGCATTCACCCATTTATTCACAGCCATGTAACCGTCAGGAATACCCTTGTAGGCTCTCTGCCAAGCAGGGGAATTTTCGTTCCAGTCGCCACGTCTCTCAATAGGCGCACCCTTCCAGTCGGTATTTAACTCCCATTCCACGAATGGAGATAGGGCAGAAGGAGAGATAGCCTTGATGGTCTCGTTAATCGGTTCTTTGCCTGCCGAAGAGTTACCGAGATAGTCCATCACAGGCACAAGCTGCGACATACAGCCTACGGCATCAAAGTAAGGATTCTTCTGTCCGCTTACGTTTGGCGAGAAGGTCAAGCCTGCAGCCAAGTCACCCAAGCCATAGAAGGCTCTCAATTCGATGGCAAGCGGAATCGTGATAAACTGACCGCCTCCCTTGTAGATACAGAGATTGTTCCTTCTCACGTAGTCAGGCAGCTCACCGTATGGGTCCTTCACGCCCTTTCTGTCCTTCTCGTCCTCACTCGCAATCAGTACATTGTTTCCAAGTGCAGCCAGCGCACCGAGTGCAAAAGGAATGGCAAGCATGTTGATGGAAGTTCCTACAGGATGATTCTTCAAGTTCTTCGCAAGAAGGTTCGTACTCTGAATACCAGCGTTGAAGAACATGGAGCAATGTCTGAGATAACCGGAAGTGAATCCGTATGCCCATCTTCTTGCAGCCTTGGAACCAGTCATTTCACCATTCTTGAAACTCTTGACAGCATCACCGCTACCATGACGGTTGAAGTTGGTAGATACTTCCTTGGCATCATAGACAGAGCGGATAACGGAACGTCCATAATCACGACTCGTACAGTAAGTAGTGAATCGGGCGATATTCTCAGCCACCTCATTCACGTTCTCCAAGTTACCGAAGAAGAAATCACGTACCAGTTCGCCACCCTTGTTCAGCTTGCTTCTTTCGTCCTTCACGTCCTTCTTGTATTCCTTGGTCCAGTCCTTCATGTTCTTGATCTGAACCCAACCTGTCTCACCGCCGTTCTCCATGAACTCCTTGAAATATTTCTGAACCTTGTCAGAATTATCAAGTGTTCCGTTACGATACTTGGCGAACAATCCCAAACCGGTAGAACCGCTGAAATCCTTCAAGCTGATATTCGATGCGCCCTTATACAGACCCAGCTGTGCGTAGTACTTAGTCCAAAGCGCCCCGTATCTTGCACCTTCCTTCGATGTAACGTTGCTCGAAGCAAATTCAGCATCACGGAAGGCGTTTCTCATCACGAACTCAGGGTTATAAGATGTACAGAGCTGTGCCATCATTCTAGAAATAGTGCTCAAAGGTTTCATGAATCCCTTGGCGCTAGAGTTCTCCAGCAATCCATTCAGCGCCTGCGCTGCTCTAGGATTTCCGTTGATAATAAAGGAATGGGTCTTGCCGGCAATCTTTACGTCCACGATATGCTGTGATTTGTTTTCTGCTCTTTGGAACTTATAGCCGATACTGCCCCTGCGGTAAACCTTCGATGCCAAGCCCTGTGCAGCCTTTGCCTTCATGTCCGTATTGAAGTCTGCAACTATCTGGTTGATTTCGTCTGGTGTAGCATCCTCAGGAATATCAGGATAGCGCTCATAAACAATACCGGTCATTGGGTCCTTCTCATACCATACACTCGTTTCTGTAATCAGATTATTGCCCGAATTATTTCGCGCGAATCTTGCGAAAGCCTGTCTGATGGCATTCATACCACCATTCTTGATAGCTCTGTTACCCATCGCACCAATCTGCGCCAGCACATTTGTCTCACTCAGATACTTGTGTCCTCTCGCTCTCATGATGGTGCTTCCGATATAGCTCTTCGGGTCTCCCTGCTCAGTAATGTAGCCATAAGTATCTTCTGCAGTAGCCTCATCATACTTTCTCAAAGGCACATACCAGTTGAACATATTAGATACATGACCGTGCAACTCCTTGCTGATGATGCCATTCTTGTAGTCGCTGTCAATCGAATACTGGGTAGCAGCCTTCACCTTATCCCAATAATCCTTAACAGCACCCTTCTTGATGCTCTCCATCTTAGCTTCCGAATCCATCACGCTCTGAATAGCCTCAGCGTCATTGTAAGGGTCCGAAGATTTCGCCACCTCCTGAATAGCGTGAATGCCCGAATAGTCGTGTTCGCCAGCCTTATAGTCTGGGTCGATTTCGTTACTGATGAACTCATCCATCTGTCTGTAGTACTCCTTCTGGTCGATATTACCAGCATTCAGTTCGTTATCCAGACGTTCCTTCTCGTTACCCCAGCGGTTCTCCAAGATGTCAGCATCCTGCTTCTTCTTCTCGTCCATTCTCATCTGTCTGAGGAAGTCACGGACAAAGAACACTCTGTTTCGCTCCAAGCCATGCTTGGTAATCATGTAGAGATTGAAGTTTCTTATCTTCTCGTCGTCCTTCTTTCCGTCGAAGGCATCCAGTACGCCAGCCATTGCCCTGTCAAGCGGCTTCATCACATTGCGCTCAAACATCTGAGCCGCATCACTCATCGCACCCTGCATGGTGTTCTGCAGCATATAAGGATTCTCCGAAGAAGCAATATCCTCAATCTTTTTGTCAGGCACAATCGCATTCATCAATTTCTTCAACGAAAGCATATTATCCATATAGCTCTCGGTGAACATATAGCCGTGCTCATCCAGCGAACGGTGGTATCTGTCAAGTGCTGTGCCGGCAGATGGGGTAGTACGGAAGTGAATCTGTCCGTCTGTAGCCTCGTTCCATTCGCTCTTGGTCATGCTCTCCATACTGCGGACCTTGCCGTCATTTCCGTAGAACATACCATCATGCGCCACGATAGCAGGCACACGATCATGGTCGAGACGGTATTTCACCGCCTCGGCTCTCAGCTTCCAATAAGGGTCATTCGGATTTTTCTGCAAGTTCTTGCTCAACCAGAGCAAGTACTTCACATCTTTAGTATTAGGGGCAATACGATAACCGATTTCATGAAGGAAATCAGATACCTTATTTTTGATACCATTCCAGAAGCCCGGCTCACCCTTGCCATCCTCGGCGAGTCGGGCGATACCTTCCTCTATGGCATCATAGATATTCAGAGGATTGTATCTTCTCTCCTCATCCACCAGCTTCTTTAAAGCCGCATTCTCAGGCTTGTCCAAGTCGTACCAAACATCACGAAGGAACTGGTTGAATCGGTCTTCACCAAACAACTCTCTCATACCCTTGTGACCAACCACCTCATGCCAGATGGTCTTTTCTGCAGTATATCTGTCATGGATATTAGGCATGTAAAGATGTACCTCGCCAGTCTTCTCGTCATACCAGCCAGTTATCTTTCTGCCTTCCTCAACAGCAGCCTTAGCCGCATTGTTGGTGATTTCATCAACCGATGAAACCATGTTCACCTTTGCACCAGTCTTCTGAGCTATTCTTTCGATGTGGTTGTTGACTGCTGAGGATGGGCTATCAGATAGTTCTTCACCCATACGTTCATTACTTGGTCTTCCGTGGCGTGACCGAAGTGAAGATACCTCGCCAGGTCGTACTGAGCCTCCACGTCCTTCTTGATTAGAAGTAGAGTCCCAATAATGCCCGTTTCGTCCATCCCAACCTGTTTCAAGAGCTGAATCAATATCTCTTGGATTTCTGATAGTTTCTTTGTTGATTCCATTTTTAATATAATTAATTAATTCTTCATTCCCATCAATAGGGATTTTCTGATAAACGTTATAATCATTGTATTTATTGTATTTGAATACATAAAAATTATCAGCAGTGTACTCATAATTGACTTTTCCCCGCTTATAGTTTTTTTGTGAAGAGTCTATAGTATGAGCCAACACCGCATATTCATCCTTTGGCAATTCTATCTCCTGAGGGTCTTCCTCACGGAAGTGGGTGCCTTCATCCTCAGAAGTCTTGCGCTCCTCCTGCACCTTCACGCCCATCTTAGACAGGCGGTCCAGTACTGGCTTCAATTGCTCAGGCTTGAACTCTGCAAGCATATTGTTACCTCTTGTCTCGAAGTTATTGCCATTAACCAGTTTCAGCAAATCTTCATCCATGAAGTACTTGCCGCCCTTCGCCTTGCTCTTCGGTACACGAAGCTCGTAGAAGTTGCCACGATAGTTATCTATGCGCTTCACATTTACATCGCCATCCGATGAAATAACCTCGTCAATACCACCATGCCATGATGAAAGCTCAAACTTATCTGCCACGCTGTTGATAGGCGCATCCGTAGTTAAGCCCTTAGGGTCGAATCGGTCTGGCATCAAGATACCAGTCTTCACCTCGCCAGTATCAGTAGTATATTTCACCAGCTGACCGCCCAAGCCCTGATCCTTGCTGTCAACCAAAGCCTGCATCAGGTTACCGGTCACGATATAACCATTCTTGCGGCTCTCATTGCTAGTCAGTCTATCCCAGTTATCAAAGTTTTGGTTCAATACTCTGAGATGGCTGTCTCCCATACCGATTGCCTGCTTAGTCATATTGTCGATGGCGCCGATAATGTCTGCCTTGTTTTCACCAGAACCCACCTTGCCTGCGATAGGAAAGGTAATCTTTCTTCTGCCATCCAAGGTAGCGAAGGAAACAGAAGAGGCGTTAGGCGAGAAGTTATCAGTAATCTTGATGTCAATCAGTCTACCGTAGCTGTTGCCAAATCCGCTCAACTCGTTAGGATTGTTCATGTCCGTAGGCAGAACGAAAGTCTGGTTGGTATCGAAGGAGTCAAGAACACGGTCAAACATTTCTGCCTTCTCCTTCAAGTTCTTCACGACATCATCCAGCTTATCCTTCTCCTGCTTGTAGATAGTCTCGTACTGATATTCAGCATTCTTTTCTATCTGCTCATCGGTCATGCCCGATTTCTCCTGACCCTTCTTTCCATCCTTGATATACTTCTCTTTTGCCTTGGTTGCAGCCTTCACCGCACGCTCCTCATACCTCTGAGTCTCGTCCGCAATCTTCTGGTCGAAGTATTCCTTCACGGCAGTCTTCTTCTCGGTCTTATATTCATCCCAAGTCTTGCCGCCAGTCAGTCCTTTCTGTGAAGCCTTCACCTCAGATGCCTTCATCGGTTTCTTCAAGATAGCCATGTTCACCTTTTCTATATAGGTGTTGTCGGCAAAGGCGTTATCACCGCCCGGTTCAGCGCCCTGCTTCCATACTTCCTTGTGGATAGTCTTAGCCTTCAGTGGCAGCTCGGTAATCTCCAAATCGTTCTCGCCCATTTCGTTGAGTCGCTGAATCTCGTTGGCGTAAAGCTCGCCAATCTCCTGCAACATCTTCTCCTGCTCGTTTACTCTCAGCAATGCCATACGTCCAAGCAACTTGCTTGCGTCACCGCCAGCTTCACCATCACCGACACCTCCACCACTGACAACAAGGTTTTGTGGGTTGATTCTACTCAAATCATCACCGTAAGTCTTTTCCCATCCGAATGGATCAGCCATGCGTGCATAAAGGTCAAGATGCTCTGCCATGTATTCCTTAACCACCTTATCACCATATTTATTGGTAATATCGGCAACTTCCATTTCGTTGAACTTGCTCTTCTGAGAAGAAGTTGTGTTGGCATCAAGAGACTTCAACTTAGCCTTAAACATCATCAGCAGTCGCTGCTCGGCAGGGATAAGGGAAACCACATATTCGTATGCACCTCTAGCCACCTGACCGGTTCGGTCGATACGTCCACGCATCTGAACCTCATCGTTTACGTCAAGCTGCTGCTGCGCCACGATCATCACACGCTTCTTCTGGTCCTTATACTTGCTCGAAGCATGAAGGGAAATACCGGTTGCTGCACTCTTGTTGAGAATAAGCGCATCAATCTTACCGTCGTTAAAGTCGCGCGCGAGTTTCTTCTTGTCTGTATCAGCACGCTTCACCTTGGTAACAGTTCCGTTGTCGTTATAAACGAACTCGGTCTGTCTACCGGTCAGCTCACCAACCTTATAGCCAGCCTTCTGCAACTCGTTCTTGATAACATCAATAGGAGAGAGGGAAAGACCGGTACTTGTCTGCTCAATCTTCTTTTCCAGTTCGTGATAAGCCTCAACTGCCTCATCACCCAAATCCGAAAGCTTGATGTAACCGCTTTCGCTATTATCCTTTGCATCCTTCTGGGTATAGCGAAGAGTACCTTCAAGACCCTTCTTCAAAGATGTACCCAAGTCAGGTGCATCCATTTCCTCACCAAGCGCAAGGTTGCCAGTCTGCGATTCATTGGTATTATTCAATGCAATCACAGGCTTCATGCCCTGCTTCAAATAGTCGATGGCACGTTCTGCAGCAGACTTCGCTTTCAGAGAGAGAAGAACCTGCTGAACGGTATTGAACGCCTTGCTGGCAAAAGGCTGATTCTTGATTCCCAGGGCAGCGGTACCCTTCTTGATTCCAATAGTAGACTGAATGGCAGCCAGCTCATCATTACGCTCATCCACGTAACTTGAAACGTATTTCTTTTGGAAATTGATAATATCATTAAACAAACCGATGATACTATCATACTGTTCTCGCTGTTCCTGTACTCGCTCAGGATCATCAATCGCCTTCCAGTCGATGGTTACGCCAGTCATATCTCGCTCACGTCTAATCATCTGACCGCATTGCGTCAAGGTCTGGCTCATAATCTCCTGCAAGGTAGCACCACCACGCTTCACCGCATCAATCAAATCGGATGATTTCATACCGCCCTCGTTCATGGCAGTACGCAAAGCGTAGATAGGCATGTTGTCTGGTCTCTTGGCAAAGGTTGCCGAGAAGAAGGTAACGTTCTTTGCCTTCTGAATAATGTGTTGAAAATAGTTGCCCTGACCGCTATTGCCACCAGCCGTGTGGCTTTCGTCAAGGATAAGATAGGCGTTACCCATCAGTTTTTCAATAGCATCACGTCTTCTTTGTCCGCTAAGGGCAGCAGCGCCGAATGTTTTACCCTTCGCAAGTTTCTTCTCTTTTCGGGCACCATTCTCGTCAAACTCGTAGACTCCGTTGCTTACTTGGCTATAGGTAGTCAGCACGTAGTCGTATTCGTCTGGCAGTTTTCCGTTCTTTTCGATGTAGTCGAGCACTCGCTTCACCTCGCTCTTCGATGGCAAAGCGAATACTACATTTCCGTCTGAGTCGGTAATGGCAGCTTCCTTGGCACTACCGAATACGAATGGTCTCAGCTCAGGGCTTCCAATATCCACCAAGTCACGGTAAACATCACTCAGCAATCCAGCGGTCTTAGTGAAATATACAGGAACCTGCCCCTGCTTCTTGGCGTATCTGATAAGTGAAGCAGCCTGTCTTCCCTTACCGATACCAGTCATATCGCCGATGATGAATGCGTTACCCTTCTTTGCCTGCTGCAAGGCAAGGGCTACAGAGTCCACCTGCTCTGCAGCAAGATGAGAATACAAATCGTCCTTATCATTATAACCCAGTTCATCAACAAGGAACTGGTCGGCATCGCCCAGCTTTTCGAGATTCTTGTTTACTGCCTCCTGCTGATCGGCAGGCATAACTGCTTTCAGAGTGAATGGATTTCCACTCTTAGGGGTATAGGTAACTTTCTCTGTACTTAGTCCACGTACGGATTTGTCCACCCGCTGTAATTGTCCCCGTGGTCCGCTTCCGCTCCCGGTGCTGGCAGGTTCATCAGTACTTGGCTGAGCGTCATTCCGTCCAGCTCCTCCTGATCCATTTCCTCGCTGCTCATTGGTTCCAGTGGTTGGTTCTTTGCTTGGAGAAGGCTCTGCCCCTGTTCCGTCTGCTCTACTATCTCCATTAGGAAGTTCTCCATCTTGTCTTGGTTCGGTTCCTCGTTGATTTTCCAAGTCATCATGGGTTCCTGATACGGAAGTGGAGTCAAATAGGTCAGGCTCTCGCTCACCATCTGGTTCGCTTCCTCCTCGTTTTCCTGCTCGTACTCTCTCTTTAGGAGTATCAGCAGCGCCTTGTTTATCAAGTTCTGGTTGAGTACTTCTTGTTTCTCCTCCGATGGAAGAATCCATCCGTTCACCTCGTAGTATATCATCTTCAATTCGTTTATAAAGTTCGTCATAATCTTTCACGGCTTCCGCTCTAGCCTTATCCTTTACTGGTGGAAAGACATTCTCGTCCAAGCGTCTTCCGTTTATTAATATAATACGTGTAGGATAGCTGGTTCCCTGCTTTGCATAGAGACCGCCATCCACATTAATCACGTCCTCCACATTATAGTGGCTATAGAGATAACCAAGGAAAGCCTTGTCTTTTGGTTTCAGGCTTCCGTTCTTGGCATATTCCGTGTTGCCACCGATAATGATAGCAGCACGTCCGTCACCCTTCATGCTCTCCAAGGCATTGATAGCCATCTGTCCTTCCAGGGAAGAAATCTTGTAGCCGTCATAGTCTCTTGTTGCAGCACTACCGAATGGTGGATTTGTAATTACAATGTCAACCGGCTTTACGTTGAATGGCTGGGTTCCGTCCTGACTGGTCACGTTCTTGAAGCCCTGTCTTCTCAGGTTCGCCAATCGCTGGGCATCAATGTCGTTCACATGTACCTTATCCATTGGCAAGCCGATGGTAAGCATACCGTTACCGGCACTTGGTTCAAGGGCGCTGTCAATCACCTTACCGTTACCCTTCACATACATATCCGCAAGGAAAGCATAAGGGGCAGGGGTAGAGTACTGCTGCTTCATCACTCGCTCAGAATCACGCTGGTTGAGGCTCGGCTGATTCTCATAGAGTGTCTTGATGCGCTTGAATTTCTCGGCATTATTGGTAGATTCCGTTGAAGAGATACCTCTTGCACGCTTAACAATGGCAGTTTCAGCAAGCTCCTGAAGGTCTGTATCCTTAATATCCTTCAAACCAACTTTCTCAGCTATCTTTCTCAGCTCAACAATACCGTTAAATTTATGTTTGAAGCCCAACTTTATGTTCACGGTGTCAATAAACTTCTTCTCAGCCATCTTTCTTTCCTCGGCACTCTTGGAGTCACCCACCAGATTCTCCTGATGCTTAGGTGAAGTCTTCTCGTAGTAGTCAGCCCACTCCTTCAAGCTCATGCGCTGCTCACCATCACGATAGCGGATATTCATCATCTGCTCATAGATAGCATCCACGTCTTCCTTCTTGAAAATCTTGGCAGCAGGAGCAAACTCCTTGCGCATTTCCTTCACCACGTCTTCAAGATTGTGCATACCTCTCTTGATTCTCAGGTAAGCATTCTCTGCCATGGCGCTCACCAGCTTAGGCAATACCTCCAGCTGTCTAGAGTTAAGACCAACAAACGAAGCAGACATTTCATCCTTGCCGGCATTCTTGAGCATATCCCAAAGGTCATTAACCTTCTTGTTGGAAGCCGCTACCGCTTCATCGTCAGCAGTCTGCTCTGGCTTCTTTGGCTGTTCTACTTTACCCTTCTTCTCCTTCTCGAACCCTTCTGCAGCATTCTTGAAAGCTTCCATTGGGTCAGCGGATGGTTCAGCTTTAGGAGTCTCAACCTTTGGTTCAGCCTTCAATCCCTTGCGTTTAGCATAGATGCTTTCGTAGATAGCACGGTGCAAATCGTCTGTCACTTCTCCGTTCAGATAGTCAAGAGCCATATCCTTGGATAAATCGTCCACGTCTGCCTTCATAATCTCATCCTCGGTCAAAGGATGCTCCTTCTTGAACTCTGCTGCAGCAGCCTCAATTGGGTTAAACTGAGGGTCTGGGTTCTCTTCCTTTGGAAGGAGTGGGAGAGGACCTTCTTCATTCTTGCTGTCAATATACTCAGTAACCTCATTCAAGTCACCAAACTTCTTGCCATCATACTCATAGTAAGACCCAGTGTACTCGCCCTTCTTGTTAGGCTCATCAACCTTCATCACTTCCTTGTCGCCATCAATCACAATCTTTTGCTTCATGATAGGACCGTACTTTGATGGAGTTTCGGTTTCCTCGTCAGTAACCTTAATACGACTTTCAAGTTCTTTGTTTTCTAAGTCGCCTGGTTCTTCTACTCTTGGTCGTTCTGGTTCTGTTCCTGCTTCTGCTGGTTCATTTCCTCCTGATGCTTCTTGTTGAGGTTCTTCAACGCCTGAAACATCATTGCCTCCTTCATTTTCTGAATGTCCTGTTCCATAATCTTGCCATTTTTTAAAGTCCATAAATTCTTTTATCAACTCTGGTTTGGTAGGTGCTTCACCGAATACATCGCCCTCGCCAGTATTTCTTGCTGCTGCGATACGGTTGTACTCATCAAGCAAATCCCTGAAATCCGCAACCTTGCCTTCCAGAGCCAAAGCCATCATCTGAGAGATAGAAGGGTAGCGCTTAGCTGCATCCTCACCGAACATGTCCGGTGTTCTCAGCAGCGTATCAACCTTATTACCGCCCTGTCTTGCCTCATAAAGCAATTGGATAGCCTGATCAATCTCATCACGAAGAGAGAACTCGCCCAACTTCATGTTGTCCATTACCGAGCGGATAGCGTTGATAGCCTTATTCTTCACCGTAGAGTCGATGCCCAGCATTCTGATAGTCTCTGGCTTGAAGATAGAACCCAGAAGAAGGTTCTTCACATACTCCCTGCCTTGTGCTGAAAGGCGCTCAGGGCTATCCATCATCTGTGCCACCTCGTTCTGTCCGATGATGCCTTTATCTACTAACGTCTTTACCAAGTCATTTATTGCCTTGGAATTGTTAAAGAATGCATCAAGAGAACCATTTCCCTCAATCTCGGCAACAATCGCGCCTACCTCGTCAGAAGTTAAGGTCTTAGCCTTGGCAACCGCCTGTTCGGTATTACTCTGTGTCTTCTTTTCGTTTCGGTTGAACTTTGAGAAGGTAGCCGTATCGTATGGCAGTCTCTCATCGGTCACCAATACCAGACGTGGATGCTCGATTCCGCTTTGCTCAATCTGCTCTCTGGTAAAGCCGAAGTTCTCGGCATTTTCCAGAAGGTCGTTAATGTATTCACCGTCTGTGCCTTCCTTTGCCGCCTTCTGTCCTGCCATCGTTCTACCGTTGCCATCATATACGATACCCTCGTCAGATACCACTGGCACCTGCTCGATAGCCATACCGTTATACTTTCGGGCAATCTGGTCCGTATTCTGCTGAGCCGCCTTGTCGTGCTCATAGTCACGGTCATTCACGGTTCTGCCCTCAGCATCGGTAGGGAATCCCTCCGATTTCTTATAGCCATTATTTACATCATGAGAAGGAGTAAGACTTTCAGCCGGAACAATCTCATAGTGTCCCTTAATCTTTGTCTCTCCGTCAGGCAGCATTCGTGTGCGCTTGTTGCCTACAAGTCTAGGTGCATTCACAAACTTCTGTGCTGCTACACTACCAGCTTCATGTGCGCCCTCAGTCTGTTCTGTCTTACCCACGGTCTCAGCCACCTTCTTGGCAGTCATAGCCTTCTTGATATTCTGAGCGTGGTCCAACTGCTTCTTGGCAGCTTCAATGGTCTGATTCTTCAAAGCCTCCTGCTCCATGATGTCGTTAGGCTCGGCGGTATAGTCCACCTTCATCTTCTCGGCATCCTTCAAAGCATTCTCAGCTTTCTTAATCTGTCCGTCCACCACCTTCTCAGCATTCTCCCCGAAATCCTCAGCAAGAATCTCCGCACTCTGCTCAGGAGTCATACTAGCATAGTCTGGCGTAGGTCTTCCCTTACTGTCCGTAGCCATAGGAACATCGGAACCATCGGCAAACTTTCTGCTAGGTTGAGGCTGCTCTTGTGGTGCTAAGTCCTCATTTGTGGTATTATCTTTGCCCGATGTGGTATCAACTTTTGTTAAAGTGGTATTATCTTTTGTTAAATCACCCTCTTTTGTGGTACTATCTTCTGGCTTTGTGGTATCATCTTGTGGTGCCTCCTGCTCCTGCTGAGGCTTTGCAGCATCCTGCATCGCCTGTTCCTGTGCCGCCTGATTGTAAGGCTCAGAGTTCTTCATCTGCAATCTCTGACGATATTCTGCAGCAAACTGGTCAATAGGCTGATTCTGAAATAGAGTAACCTCATCTGCCTTCACATAGACCATTTCCTTGGTATTAGGGTCAAAGCAGACAAGCATATCACCGCTACCTTCCTTGGCTCTACCTGTAGTCTGGTCGAAGGCAACATCACCCGAACCAACAAGAAGTGTTCTTCCGTTGCTGTCTTGCACGTACAAAGCTTGCTCGCCATTCATCGCCTGACCGTTCAATGTTCCGTGATAGCTCCAATCAGAAACAAAGCTCTTCACGTTTTCCTCTATGACATCAGCAGTAGCCTGCTGCATACCCTGCACTCTAGCGTTCGCATTGATATATTGGGCAAGTGGGGTCAACTCTTCTTGGGTCAATCCATTCTGAATGAGTGCATCGTAAATCTGTGCCGGCGTCAAACCCTGCTGGTGCAATTTCTCGAATGTCTGTTTGAAAACATCGTTGCTTTCCATTGCTTCATCAACCGCCTGTTCTGCATTTCGAAGGTTGCGCAACTCATCAACTACCACGCCGCTATCCGGGTTGTCCGTTCCAAGACTATGCTCCTCGGCAACCGTCTTACCTTGGCTTGCAGACTGGTCTGCGTGTGGTCTCCAGCTAGGGAAAAGCTCATCTTCGAGTGCTCTCTTAACATGATAGAAGATTCTGTTCTCCTCGTCGGTACGCTTCATTGGGTCCTTGCGCATGATTTTGTCAATATCAATAACAATGCTTCCTTCTTTACCAAGAAGTTCTTTGATAGAAGCCATGAAGTTATTAGTATAACCTTTGCTTTCTGATCTGAGATAGCCAAGCAAACCGTTTTTGTCCGCATACTTTTCCCAGTCAAGATAGAGCGCACTCTTCTGGTTGCGCAACTCATTAATCAGTCGAGCATTATTCGGGTCTGTAATATTTTTATTCTCGTCATATCCGTTTTCTTTAAGGAATCTAAACGCTAGATTAGTGACAGTTCCATCATCATCTATGAACTGCATATCCTTCATCCTTGCGTAGCCCATCAGCGACATCATATCGTCATTATCACGATAAAGCTTCTGCTTGTAAAGAATAGCTCTGCGCTCATCGGCATTCTTATAAGATGTACGTGTAAGCAGCGTTCCGTTCTTGGTGTATTCTAGAATCTGTTTGTTCTTCACGTCGTTCACGCTGCGGTAACTTCTGCCTCTTGTCGTATTGAATAGTCCCATTGCCGCATTCACCTTCTCCTTGGTGCTCTGAGAAACGTCTGGGTCGTTCATGAAATCCGTGTAAGCGGTCTTATACTTCGGGTCTCTTGGAGCTGTCTTCGATGCACGGTCCACTTTTGTAAAGGCATCCATCAGATTCTTGCCCGATGCAGAAGAAATCAACTCGTTCTTCTCGTCAGGAGTCAGACGAATATCCACGGCGATAGGGGAGCCGTTGTCGTTTCTACCAATCACGAAATGAGGGTTATCATTATGAGTAAGATGATGCAGAATGTTGCCCATCTTCACGAAGTTGCTAGGTTCGCCAGCCTTGAATGCGCCAACCATCACCACGTCTTCCAGCCAAGTGCCGAAGGAAATATCCTTGTCGCCAGTCACGTTGTCGGCCACCATCATGGTTCCAGCCTCAACGCCGAGACCAGCAGCCGTAGCACCAAACTTCTGTGTGCCATGAAGCAATCTCTCTCCAGTACTCTTCTCCATGCCGGTGATTCCGAACTTGGAAACCCAAGGAGACATCACAGCACCGGATACACCGAACATAGCACCAGTTACCGCACCATGCTCAGCACCTTTCAGACCAGCCTCAGCGATAGCCTGCAATGAAGTATCATCACCTGTTGAAGCCTGACTCAAAGCAGCTGTCACACCCGAATATCCTGCAAGATTCAGCGAACTTGTAGCCGTTCTTGTGCCCAAACCCGACATGATTTTCTGTGCGGTTGTCATGTTTGCCACCTTGAAAGCCATCTGTTGGGCGGTAAGTTTCTGAGCTGCCTTCATCACGCCAGCCTTCACCAGTCCATTAGTCAGAACTCGGGTTCCTGCATTCACAGCAGCACTCGCACCTGCACCGATTACGGCAAGCGGACCAGAATCTGCAGCCATGTTTACGGCAGTAGATGCGAATCTCGTACCGATGCCCGAGCGATAGGTTTCATCCTTGTGTCCTGCAACCTTCTGAATCTCCGCATCACCATCAGCAATAGCAATACCTTCCTGCAATCTCTGTCTGGTATCTCTAGACATCACAGATGGAGCCACCACCATACCGATAATAGAGTTGCTGAGGTTCTTGGCAATATAGTCAAGCGCACCGTGAGGCATGATTTCCTCCTGATTACGCATCGTCAGAGCCTTCTGAGCATAGTTCATAATCTCTGGAGTAACATATTTGTCCACGTATTCCTCCACACTCATGTTCAGTTTCTCTGCGCTCTCGGCAATATGGCGCTGCATTCCCTTCTGCGAATAAATCTCGTTGATTTTGCTGCTGAGATTGTTCATCAGAACGTTCTGACGGTTCACCTGTTCCTGAGTCTGAGCATCACGGAAAGCCTGTTCCTTTACCGACTGAGGCGCATAGATGCCGCCCATCTTGTCAAGGTTCTGCTGATACTGCTGACGTGTCAGTTCCTGCGCCTCATTCATGGAGGAATCAACCAGACTGAGAAGATCATTACCCAAAATACCTTCGGACTGGCCGTCGTTTCTTACGAACTTATTGCCCTCAACCTCATACTGGGCAAGATTCCTTGCATCGTCCTCTCTCTGCTGCTTGGCTCTAGCCCTGCGAGCTTCAGGAGTAGAAAGCTGCTGCATCGTCTCGTTGAAGTTCTTGGCAGTAGGGGTTATTCTGCTTCTGCTGATAGGGGTTGCTCTCTGCTGTTCCTGACGTACAGCCTGTTCCTGTGCTCTTTGCATGCGCGCGCGCATATTGCTAGCCTGAGCCTGCTGCATCGGGTTCATCTGGTCGTTGCGCATGTGCATCAACTGCCAGTTCTTCATATAGTCTGTACCGGAAGCAGTAGCCGTACTAGGCTGCTGAGGTCTCTGAGGCTGCTGCCTCTGTTGCTTATACTGAGCTGCCACCTTCTGTGCCCTCTGCGAAGTAGTCATTGGCTTCTGCTGCGCTACTGGCTTCTGCTGAGGCTTCGGATTTACAGCATGGAGCCCAAGCCGCTGCGCAAACTCCTCATAGGAATTACTGGAAACAGCACCATCAGCATGAAGCGCATCATAGAGCTGCTTTCTGTTATGATAGCCCTGCTTGCCGGGCGCATACACGAACTGTCTGAAATGTTCTCTAGTTCCCGATACTGCTCCATCTGCTTTCAAGGCGTTATAAAGTTGGTCAAATTTATCTCCAGCCATATTTTATATATTAATGTTTATAAACCAAGTTTCTTTGTATTCTTATATCCGTTCTTTGACTTGCCTGCAGGCTTCGGTCGGTTTCTCGCATTCCTAGCCGCATTCTGCGAAGCTGCTGCCTGACTGGTAACAGATGCACCCTTTCTTCTTGTGGTGGTCGTTACCTCTGCGCCAGTCTTCGGATTGATGGTCTTTGTACTGGTAGAAGTAGAAGTCTCGCCCTGCGGAAGCTTGCCGTATTCACGGTAGTACTCCTGTTCCCACATAGTCTTGTTAGGCTGATAGCGCATCTTGCCGTTCTTATCCTCAAACCAATACTTACCGCCAGAGCCGCTACCGCCCTTGCCTGATCGTCCACGTCCGCTTCCCTTATGGGTAGCATTATACAGTGAAATGCTCAATCTTCTGTTGGTCTGCTCGTCCTTCGCCTTATCACGCTGCTGCTTATACTCGAAGTCTCGCTGGTCCTTCTGCTGCTTATACTGTGCTGCTGCAGCATCCTTGCCCTGACGGTAATCGAACTTATCCCTGGCAAGCTGATTATTTCTATCTCTCATGCCAAGAAGCAGTTCCCTATAGGCGTTCTGTGCATTGGCAGCACGTTCCTTCAAGCTGAGGTTTGCCTGCTTGTAAGCCGCATCTGCATCAAGTGCAGCTTCCTTCTGCCTCTGAGCCTTTCGGGTCTGGTAGCCCTGTTCCATCATGGCGGTAGGGTCGTTGAACTGCTGCAGAGGAGCACCCTTGGAAGTATTCACGATATTTCCCATGTGACGCATGGCGTCGGCTAGGGTAGTCATCATTTCCATGCTACGGGTTCTGCGTCTGTCATACTCATCAGGGGTTTCTCCTTCTCTCATTCCCGGTCTCTTCTTCGGTATGAGACTGCCAAGCCACCCGAAGAAACCACCGTCCTTCTTGGATGGGTCAGACTGGAATGCCGGCGTTTCCTGCTTCTGGGATTCTGCCGTGCCCGAAAGGGCAGAAGAAAGGGAATCATAGCTTGGTGTTCCGTCTGCATTCCACCCGGTAGGCTGCTGAGGCATATTCGTGAAGTCCGTAACCGGTGCTTCCCCAGTCTGTACTGGCTGAACAGGTTGCGCTGGCTGAGGCTGAACCGCTGGCGCTTCATACTTTCCTACAGCGCCACCATTCGGCTGAAAGAAATTCATACTCGCTGGCTGAGGGGCAACGGCAGGAATCTGTCCGTTAGGAGCACCCTGCATCCCCTGGTTCATCACCTGATCATAATCAGGATGCTTCGCCCTCATCATGTCCTGAACAGCCTGAGGATACCCACTAATCGTAATGGGCACCTTCTTAGGCTGCTGTGTATTCTGATTATTTACTCCTGCCATACGTCCTTTACTTTCTTTAGTGCATCAATAAAATCCTTGCCACACAATACAAATACGCCAGAAAGGTCTGCGCCTTCCTCTGCATGATCAGAAGAAACTCTATTTTTCTTTGCATGTTCAAGCTTCTTCTCCTCTTCCTCGCTAAGTTCAGGCAGCTGAGAAAAACGGAAAGGCTTATCCTTTTCTAAATATTCAGATTCAATAAGCCACTTTTGTAGACCTACATTACAAATTTTCTGAATATGCTCAAAATGCTCAGAGTCCTCTTTGAGTCTTCTCTTGTAGCTTTCCTTAAAAGCATCCAACTCATTCTTCAACTCCTCATTCTCCTTCATGTACTTCTGTCCTACCTCGGTCAGATTCTTCTCACGAATCTTTGAAAGGCGAAGTTCCTCTGCAACGTCAGACAAAACTGCGTCCTTATCCTTTAACATCTGTTCCAAATCCACATTCTCGCCGAACATCTTAATCTTTCCTCTTAGGTGTCTAGAACTTTCCTTTCTCAACTCCTCAATCTTCATGTTCTTCTTGCGGATAGTCTTGTTGAGTCGGGCAATCTCCTTGCAGAGACGCAGATTCTTCTCTTTGATACACTTAATCTTCTTTGCCTGCTCATCCAACAAAGCATCGTTGAACTGGGAGGCTGATTCTTTAAGGGCAGGGTTGCCTTCATTAAGAACATGTTTGTAGTAAAAATCAGCTTTTGGTAAGGCTGAACAGCAAATGATACGTATCTTTTCCTCTTGCTGCTCTTTACCAGGAACAGGCGCATTGCTACGCTCTTCATACTCCTTCTTCAAGCGAGCCTCACGCTCAACCCATTCCGTAGGAGACAAAGCAACAGTCCATCTATTTGCATTGGCAACCTTTATGGCTTCGCAAACTTCTGGCTTCTCAAATTCTCTTATCGCACCAGCCTGGTATATGACTTTATTCGCTAAAGCCATATGAAAACCTTCCTTATTCAATATCTTCTTTGCTTCTTTTAATGTCATAATCTATCTTGTTTTAATGTTTAATCTTTTTAACACTTCCCAAAAAATGAGGGGTGGGGGAAATCGGAAAACCGAAATCCAAAATGAGGGGGGTGGGGGGAGGAGGATTTTTATTTATGTATTTATCTACTATAATTTGCAACGGTGGTCAAAGGGGGTGGGGGTCTTGGGGTGTCCCTCTATGCCCTTGCCTCGACCTTGCCTTGCCATCCTCGCTGCCCTCACCGCTCTACACTCCAACGTGAGGGACCTTCGGTTTCTTCTTGTTGAGTTCACCCACAGCATCATCCAGCAGAGTGTGACCGCTAGAGGTGGCAGGATTCAGCAAACCGCTCGGATTGGTCTTGTATGACTTGCCAACAGCTACGTCCGTTACATTTCTGTTATCAAGCGTTGGTGTCTGATTGTCTAACTTGCTGCTATTCAGCGCCTTTGTACCTTCGAGTTGTGACCCCAATTGGTTCACACCTGCCGACATCAGCGCATTTGACATATTTTGAGCCGCATCACTGGTTGCCTGCGCCTTCTGCTGCTCTATCTGCTGGCGCTCTCTTGACAGCTGCTGAGTGTTCTGAAGGTGGGTATCTGCGACATGCTGCTTGCGTGAGGTGTCTTGTGCTGCGATATTGGCAACCGTGTCTCCGATCGTCTTGTTGGCGGCTTCCTTCGCCATTGCCACGCTTGCAGCAGTTCCACCGCCAACAGCAGCAGCGCCATCAGCCTTGCGGATATACTCGTTCTGCACTTCCTGCGCTCTTCTCATGAGGTTTTGTCCTGCTTTGGTGTCTAGATAGTCCGTGTTGTACTCCTTGTCGTACCAAGCCTTCTCAGCGTTACTTCTGTACGTATTCTCGGCTTGTGCTCGTCTAGCCGCCTTCTTAGCCTTGTTAGCACCGAACAGAGAGGACGCAACAGAGCCAGCCAGCATGGCAGCAGTCGCAATCCACTCTTTCTTCTCCCCAAGCACTGGGGATGAGGTCAAATTCTTTGGGATTTTTGATAATATTTCCATCATAATTGCAATTATTTAGAGTTTTCGAGGGCAAATATATAATATTTGGGGGTACGTTTTGCGGTATTCCAATCTACCCCAAGTTTTCGCCAAAATCCACAAATTTGTTAGTCGGGGCGCAAACATCTACGAAACCGTTTACCTCAACCCCTTCAAGAAGCCTTATTTTGTAAAATAAACCTCCAAATTAGCCAAAATGCTAACATCTTGGTAGTAAGGATTTTAGTCTCAACTGTTCCCAATGAGAAACAAAACTTTAGTGTAAAGATAATTATAAATTTTGATAAAGGCGTGATTTTAGGTAAAAAAGTCTGTTTGCATTAATAGGTACGCACGTGCGCATAGCAAAGTTTAACATTTCGATTTTAGGCTATTTTGATGTTTGTCTGACACGAACAAACACGAACTCCTCTCATTTTCGCTGATTTTTGCGATTTTCGGGTAAATGGTCGGGATTTCTCCCAAATTCGCAAGTTTTGAGCCGTTTAAGAGCCATTTCCAAGCAGATTAGATCCTATTTTGTGGATTTTTCGTAGATTTCATGGTTTTGTGCAGGATAATGCGCTCATCTAGAAATGATGAGGTTGAAGGATGATTTAGGTGGTTTTTATTTCATAAATGAAGATTCTTTGCAAATAAAAAATGGAGATTTTATTTTCCTAGTTGGAGAAATATATTTTCCTAGTTAGAGAAGTGGTTTTTTATGGTTGGAGTTGATGTGGGTGTATCTCTCTGTAGGGGGTAGAAGAAAACCTTCGGGGGATAAGGGGGCAGCGCCCCCACGGGCGCAGAGCGCCCTCCCCATGCCGTGTGGGGCTAGCGCCCTAGAGGTCTACATCATACTTGTGCTCAAACTTCTTTTGAAACTTATAGTTTCTATAGGCTTCTTCCGAAGATCCAACACCATTAACGAATAAATAGGCAAGATATAGAACTAACCCAGTATAAGCTACAATTATTAAATTTTGCAACCACGTTGGCAGTTTCTTTACATATTTATCTGCCCTATGAGGGATATACCCAACGAACAACCCAAATAAAGCCAGTGCTAATACAATCACAAATATAACGAGAACTCCCTCCGCTATATCTAGTAAACCATAAACTGCGCCATTTTCCTCCACATCTTTAAGCAATCCCCAGAATAGCAGAGCCAAGGGAATAAAGCCTATAGAGAAAGCTATACAACATCCTTTCTTCATCTTGTTATTGCTTTTAGTTCATCAACTTGTTTAAAGAACTCGTCTATATTGTCAGACGTGTAATGAACACCATTATAACGGATATAAGAAGCAAAATCGCTCACAGATGAATCCTTCTGATAATCAGCAAACAATTCTACCTCATCACAACCGATAATCTTTGCAATCTCTTCCAGCCTATCAATGCCGAATTTATTGCGCTTTATCTGTTGTGATAGCGTTGTTGCTTGTCTTATTCCCAATGCGGTAGCCAAGTCAGCTAATTTAACTCCGTGCTCTTTGCAGCACTCTTTTATACGTAATTTAATCATATCTTTCTATTTTTCGGCAAAGATACGAAAAGTTTCGCTTTTATGCAAGAAAATTAGGATTAATTTCTTTGATATTCGTTTCTAAACGCATTAAATGTGAATTTCTTTAAATATTTCGCTTTAAAACGCAGGTATTTAGTTAATATTCGTTATAAAACGCACAAAAACGAAGAATTAATTTGGTAGTTTCGTTTTAAAACGCTACTTTTGCAAGCGAAATCAAGAACAAGTTCAAGATTTCAAGAGGAACGATGGCACGTTTAGAACTTCACGTTTAACTACCTCTATAAAAGTACAGATTAGTCGGGAAAGTCAGAGAGATAGAACTCTACAAACATCAAAGGAAAATGCAACCCAGTTAGCGAGACTGTAAAAGAGCAAAAGACAAAGAAGTCTCAAACACTCATCACGCAAGATGTAAAAACGCTAGTCGTGTTAGACTAGAGAAATATCGAAACACGTCAACCCACGGACGTTAAACGAAGGGAGCTAGGCTGCATGTAGCTTGCAGACGTTGGGCGCAAACGTACACCTGCACTATTTTGAAGTTTAACAATTTAACAGTAACAAGTTATGAAGAAAGAGTTGACAGAAGAAGAGGTTGCTTTTATCAGAAGAGCACTGAAGCATTTTCAGAATTGGCTGGGCAGTGGCGAAGAGCCAGTGTTAGACAACCTAGTAAGTAACTTTTAGATTAACAAGGTATGAAGAAGTATATATTAGTACATGAACCAATAGACCCAAACGAGTCTCCCAGTATTGTTAGACAATTCGATACTAGAGAAGAAGCAGAAGCCTTCGGGTGGAAGACAATGGGTAAACTTTGGGTGTATGAAATGAGTTTATAACTGCTGGGGATAAGGGGCAAGCCCCACGGGGCTGACGCCCCTCCCCAGCCTAACGGACAAAAGATTATGGACAAGACAATAACGCTTACGAGCGATGATATTTGTATCATCACTCTCGCTTTACTAGATAAGGCGATGAATATCAAGAACTCAGCGAAGATATGCGGTATCACCCTATCTTCGCAGACATTAAACAAACTTGCTAGCATGCAAGAATTAGTTAACAAGATTAATGATTAAGAGACTATGGGCAGAACAGTAACACTTACAAGTGATGAGATAGTAAATATCACATCAGCTATTGAAGATAGAATAATCCTTCTAGAGGATTATCTTTCAAAACACGATGGCACTCCCGTAGCGCACAAGCGATTGAAGGAGTTCAAAGAAATTAAGGCAAAGTTGAACAATTAAATACAAGAGATTATGGCAGTTAAAAGAGACTACAAGGAAGTATGCGATGCATTTGACAACTTGCGTCAAGAGTTAGGCGATAGCGCAATGCTAGATAGCCTTTATCAGTTTATCGGCACAAATGAGCTAGCCGATTATATTGAACTTATCGCAAAGGATGAGGATATTTATATAAGCTATGATGGCGAAGTAGATACTTCACGTCCTTATGACGATGAGGACGAAGAGGAAGAGGAGGACGAAGAGGAAGAGGAGGACGAAGAGGAAGAGGAGGACGAAGAGGAAGAGGAGGACGAAGAGGAAG